GCAGAGTTTCCTGCACCGTCCCCAGCGCCAATGGCTACGTTGTTTGCGCCTGTTGTATTTGAGTAAGCAGCTTGATACCCCACAGCGGTGTTGTTGCTGGCGGTGTTCGCATTGAGTGCGTTAGAACCAATAGCCGTGTTGTAAGAGCCTGTCGTGTTCTTTTCCAAAGCATCCATACCGTTAGCGGTATTATCAGCGCCAGTTGTGTTCAACCGCATTGAAAAATAACCAGTGGCAGTGTTGTTGCTGGCTGTGGTGTTGCTGAACAGTGCCCACATACCCAAAGCAGTGTTACTTGCTCCGGTTGTGTTGGTTTGCAATGCTAATCCACCCATAGCAGTATTGCCTGCGCCGGTTGTGGTGGACACCATTGCACGGTCGCCAACAGCAGTGTTACTGTCCGCAGTGGTACTTGCTTTACCAGCTTGATAACCAAGGTATGTCAGTGAAGTGCCAGTGGTATTGGCATAACCAGCTTGATAACCTACCGCTACGTTGTTGCTAGAAGTGGTAGCTGCTTGAAGCGCAGATGTACCAACAGCTACGTTGTTTGCGCCCGTTGAAATAGTCTGACCAGCGATACTACCGATAAGGGTATTAGACCCGCCACTAGTTAAACTTTGTCCAGCAATATAACCAACCGAAGTGTTGTCGTTTGCATTGGAGCCAACTTGCGCGTTGTAGCCAATACCTGTTCCGTGGACGCCAGTAGAAGCACCCGACAAAGCATTTGTACCAAATGCAGAGTTAGTAGCAACAGCACCTGCACCACGGCCTACTGTGAGGCCGTAAACAGTCAGGTCGGTGCCTGAGTACAGCAAGTTGGCAGAGTTGGTTTGCAGGCCGCCGGTGGTGCTGTACACCACCCGACCGGTGGTCAGGCTGGAGTTGGTGATCGCCGATGATGTTACGCCGGTCAAGCCCGCAAGGGTTGTGCTTGTGCCGCCCAGGCTGATCGCGGTCGAGCCGATGGTCAAAGAGCTGTTGGTCAGCGAGCTGTTGCCGATTGCGGACAGCGTGTTGCTGGCCCCGCTGATCGTCTTGTTGGTCAGCGTGTCGGTGGTGGCCCGGGCAACCAGGGTGTCGGTGGCCGTCGGCAAAGTCAAAGTGCCGGTGTTGACAATCGACGCAATGACCGGAGCGGTCAAAGTCTTGTTGGTCAAGGTCTGAGTGACCGTTGTGCCGACCAAAGTCGTGTCCAGGTCCGGCACTGTGTAAGTGCGCGTGGCGCCGGAAGTTATCCCGCTAGTTTGGAACTGAAACTTCTTGGTGGAATCGACATCATCTTGAATGGTAAAGCCGGTGTCTGTAAACGTGGCCGGGGGCACGGTGCTGGTTTGAGTCAAGCCTGTGCCGGTCGAATTGATGATGACGTACAAGTTGGCGTTGCCCGCCAACGTGGGCATCTTGTCGAACCCGGCCGTAACCAGGTCCAGCTCTGCGCGCATGGATGCCGATGTGGCAGCCGATCCGGTGGATGGAAAACTGCCGTGTGTGTAAAACGAATTGCTCATCGAAGTCCTCTGCGCATGCTGTAGTGCAAGATGGTTGAATTGACAGTGAAGGGGGCGTAGATGTCTGAGATCGATGCGATACGCACCGCAATGTTCTCAGCTGTGCCCATGATCTCCACCTCAGAAGGGGCCAGTGTGCGGCCATCCCAGACAAAGTTATCCCAGCTGATTGAGTCCCAATAGCTGGCCACAAGATTGCTGGAGTAGTTGGTGCCGATGTCCTGGCCAAGATCCGTTGATGAATAGCCCAGGTCGTAGCTGAACGTAAATTCAGCGTAACTGGTGCCCGAGATCTCCAAGGACCCTTTGCGGTATCGCTTCAAGATCCGAGGGCTGCGAATCGCGTTAAACACCAACGTGATGTTGGCCGCAATCTCAGCCCCGTCAAAAGAGGTTCCAGCGTCCAGGCGATAGACGAATCCGTTGGTAGACCCGAAGAAAGATGTTTCGGCGCCGTCAGGCGATTCGCCCTCACACACCACGGTCACTGGATTGGGAAACTGCACGGGCATGGCGCCCAGCAAGTTGTTGTTTGAGATGGTCAGGTAGAGCGCGTAGCTGTCGCTGAAGAAAACCCGGTACTGGGCTTTCTCGCGGTTCAGGCTGCTGCCTACTGCCAGGTTGCGCCTTTGCTGAACAAACGGGCGGATGTTCAGCGTAATGGCCGCTGAATCGAAGTTGCCGTAGTTCAAAGTGGTTTGCAGGTTGATCACGCCCCGGTCGTCAAACACATAGCTCTGAGCCATGTTCTGGGCGGTGTAGGGCTTGGCGCCCGTGCCCACGTTGTATGACACCAGGCTCCAGTTGGCCGAGCTTGTGCCGTACAGAATGAACGTGTCGCTGTCCGTGTAGATCGCCATGGCGCCAGTGTTCTGATTACCTGGCTGGACCAAGAAGTTGGTCACGGCGTTGGTCAGCGCGATTTCGCCGGCGCCCAGGATCGGGCTCCACTGGTAGGGTAAACCCAGGCCCGAGAACTGAACGGATTCGCTGAAAGCCAAAAACAAATGCTGTTTGTGGAAAGCGACTTTTGTGGGCACGTCGGTCGTCATGCCGGTGCGGATGTTCACATAAATCGTGCCGTCAAACTCAAACCCGTAATTGACGCTGTCACAGCCATAAACGCGGGTCTGGTTGGTGTTGCCACCAAAGTTGCCCATCGTCGTCTCTACGGTGCCATTTGGCGCCAGCGTGATGGCTGCCTGCGCGGCAACGGCGTGCGCGTAAGTCGTAGCGCCTATGCGCAAGTTTTCGCCGGCGGTAAAAGTCCCGGTGACGGAACTGAACACCAGGTAGCCAGCAGCGGTATTGCTGGTCCAAATGCCGGATGCGTAAACCACGCGTTTGACTACGGCCGACGCGCCACTTGATTGGCCAACCAAAGTCATGCCTTCGGTGATTTCGGTAGAACCGGTATTGAAGCCCATCTCATAACCGAGAGGAACCAAGGTCCAGCCGCTGGACGTCGACTTGTAAATGGCCATGGCTGTGCCGCCGGCGTTGTTGCGCCAGGCATAGGTCACGCCCTTGTAGTAAACGACGCCTCGGATTGAACCGCTGCCGGGCACGGCTGCAATGTCAGCCCGGTAAACGTCGGCCGCCAAGTTCAAGTAGGTTGCGGAATCTTTGTTGGTCGTGGTGACCGCGCCGCCCAAAGCGGTGACCGTGCCTTTGGCCACACCGCCGACGCGGATGGTTTCGCCAACGGTAAACACGCCCGTGGCTTTGGTGAGGACCAGCTGACCCGTACTGGACACGATGACGTAGCCAGTTGCGCCGGAGGTTGCACCAACAATCGTATTGCTGACGTTCACGGCCGCAGACAAGCTGACCGTCAAGATGCTGTACAGGGCGTCAGAGGGGTTGGGCCGGCCATCAAAGCGTTCGTAGCCTGCAATGCGGGTGTAGCCGCCGGTGATCGACGCCTCAAAGTTGAGTGCGTCACGGGCGACCCCGGGGGCCAAAGAGAGGGTGGGGGTGACCAAATCGAGACCGCCCGCCATGCGGATGATGTCGTACTTGACCTGAGCCATCGAAGGAGCTGCCATGTCGGTCTCCTTCAAGCCAATGGTGGTCCGCTGACGATAGTCGGCAGCTGGTCGATTTCCATGCGTGAATACTGCCGGCGAAACTCAAAGTCGCCACGCGACAAGACCTCGGGTGCAGATTCGTAGCCGCCGTAATACATCATGGCTCGGTATACGATCATCATGTGGTAGCGGGCTGGGATAAGGGGCACGTCAGTGTCATCAACCAGATCGACAGGCTGTGTGTAGTATTCGCCATCAATGACGTAGGCCAGGTTGGGGATCGCGCCAAAAGCAAGGTCTTTGTTTGGCATGATCGAAACCACCACGGGGCGGGCATACGTCTGGCGCATGTTGGCGTACTGGTACAAGTTCCTGTACGTCGTCCACTCCATGAAGTTCATGAGCTGTTCGTCTTTGTGGTCAAAGCCCACGGTCGAACAACGGAAGCTGTCGCGCTTCCAATTGCCAAAGTCGGTGAGCCCGGCATCGGTTGCCGAGTACTCCCAGACTTGGGCGGTGGTGTTGAATGAAAAAGATTCGCGCATGAACAACCAATCCTCTTTCGAGGTTTGGATGTCGATCCAGGCTTGTTTAACCCAGGCCGCGATGCGTAAAGATTCGCCGCTCAGGTTCTGCGCTGTAGACAGCGTAGGACCGGACACGCCGCACTCTACGCGGGCCTGGTTGACAAGTTGAAGGAGGTTCATGCGCGACCTTTAATTACGCGGGTTCAGCCAGGACGTTTTGCAACCAAGCGCGACCGCGCGGGTTGGCATCGTCGACCAAGTCAAACGGGTACGACAAACCATGGCGCGCGACCAGATCGATCTGATCAGGTGCGGATGGGTTGCGCGTCACTTGCGAATACTTGGTTTCTTTCATGCGGGCCAGAATCTCAACGTACTTGCGGCGGACCTTTGTGGGGTAACCGCGCATGATCGGTTGGTTCATGCCGTTGCAGTTGACGATCACTTGCGGGGGCTGGTTTTCGTCGGTGGTCGAATGGACCATGACTGTCACCATCTCGTTCATGAAAGCTTCACTCGCAGCAAGGCTACGAAAATCTTGAGACTCGGAAACCGTTTCCACGATCTCCGCGTTGTCAACAATTTCCATGCCTTGGATTACATCTTTTTTTGCCATCTCAGTTTCTCCAGGGGTTTAAAAATCGGTGTGCCAAAAAGCCGGGGGCCCGAAGGCCCCCAGCAAAACTCTCAAGAAGAGAGGATGGCAACTTACTGTGCAGAACCAGGCATGTCCATGCAGTCGTAGTACGTGGCAGTGTTGCCGGTACCCAATGCGGTGGTGCCTGGTGTGAATGCCGCAGTGGTGGAGACCTTGATCAGGCCCACCAAAGTCGTACCGCCGGTGACTTGGCCAGGAACTGGGCAAGTGTCAGACGAAGAGTTGATCGGACCTTGAGTGGTCGACACGGCGCCGGCGGCGGTAATCCAAACGCCAAACAGGCAAGCCTGGTTTGCAGCCAAGGCGGTGTGGCCAGAGCTGAAAGTCAAGTTGTCGGTTGCGGACTTCGACTTGAAAACACCGTTGCTGGTGAAAGTCAAAGTGTTGGTGGTCTTGAAAGTACCAGTGTTGGTACCACCAGCCAAACCAGCTGCGGTCAGCGAGAGAAAGCCGCTGTTTGCTTGTTCAATGTTGTATGACATGGAAAGATTCCTTATGCAAGAGTGTTGAGGGTGCCCATGGTGGACGCGTTGGCGACACCAGATGTACCCGCACCGGTTGTGATACCGCCGTGGGTGTGAGCGTTGAGAGCGGTGCGAAGAGCGGCAAGGTCAGTCAGAACCGATTGCATGAGTTGATACAACTCACCGGCAGTCAGGTCATCGGGCATTGCGTTCGTGCGAACTACGATACTTTCGGACATAGTGTTTTCCTTTTGTTAGACGGGGCCGAGTTGCCTCAGCCCCTAGTCATTACAGAGCGGTCACACCGGCTTCGATACGGGCCATCCAAGCGTCGTTCAAACGCACGGTAGCGAACCAGGTCGAAGCGCCCACGTAGCCGAACTGGCCCAATGGGTTAGCGTGGTTGGTCTGCGATGCTTTCAGCACCACAGGCTTGATGGCAGACATGCCCTTCAAGGCCACTTGGCCCCAAGCGTCTTCACCGATAACGATGAAGGGATACACGTCGACGTTGGAAGCACCAACAGACAACATGCCGCTCGAACCGACGCTGGCGCCGGCAGCTGCAAAGGACTTCAACAGCGGAGAGCTGACGAAGCGGAAGTCTTCACAAGCACCGATCTCACGATCGTGGATTGGCTTGAACGAACCGTACTCTTCCACGCGGGTGAAGCCTGGCAGGTTACGAACGTCAGACACAGCGTCAGTGTGGCAGAACACCACATAGGCTGGCTGGACTGCGCGTGTACCGAAGTTCACGCCAGGAGCCAAGCGGCTGGTCACGCGGCGGGCACGGTTGGATTCCAACGTGCGGGCTGCTTTACGAATGGCGTTCAAGCTGATCGCGGTGTTCACAGCAGAGCGGCTAGAGCCGTTTGTGTAGATCACAGTCGAGCCGGCTTTCAACACACCGTAGCGAACCAATTCCATCACTTCGGCCAGGGTCTCGCCAGTCAGCTTGACCATCTCGCCGGGGATGTCGTCTTCGTACAGTTGCTCGGTTTTCGAGCTGTACTTGAACAACACACCGTACTGCTGCAACTGAACAGACACGTCCTGGAAGGAGATGGTGTTCGAGTTAGGTGTCACACCTTCGGCCAACACGAAGTCGGTTGCGGTGATGTTTGGAGTGCCAGCATAACGTGTGCTGTTTTCAATTGTGGTGCCAGCAGTTGTGGCGCCGAATGGCAGAGTACGACGGAACACCAAGGTGTCTGTCGAGTTCTGAGGCATCTCGCGCTGGGTACCGAAGTCGCCCAGAACGGTGATGGGTTGTGCGTGCTCAAGCATACCTTGGGCAGCGCGAATCAGATTTCGCGATGCTACGGTGCCGTAATTTTGGATTGACATGGTCAATATTCCTTTTCAAAGATTAAGTTCAGTAGCCCCGATCCGCGAGTTGTTTCTCACGTTTCTGAGCTTCGTAGTTCCACAGTTCTTCTGGGGACATGTCACCAATGGTTTTAGGTGGCGGTGTCTGCCCAGGTCGAGATGTCGCGGCCGCAGCGAGACGTGCTCCCCGCTCTTGCTTGATGTCCGAAGCAGGTTTTGCTTTCACGCTGTTGAACAAGTCCAACATCTTGATCGCATCACGCGCTGCCGAGCTTTCGGCTAAGGCTTTCACGTCAGCAGGTTGGATCGCGTACCACTGTGCGAAGTCCGGTGAGTTCACCGTGTCACGCCAGTTTTCGTGTCTACCTTCGACGCGTGCCTCTTCGATGGCTGCTTTCATCTGCGCCCGCTCAGCAGCGAGTTGCTCTTGAACGTAGTCCACGACTTGCATCGCTTGAACGCCACTTTGCATACCGCTGAGTTTCGCGCCGACGTATTCTTCCATCGCGCCAGCCCACTCGGGGAAATCTTGCTTGAGCTGCTCCCACTTCTCGGGGTTCTTGGCCGCAGCAGCGATAGCTCCTTGCGAAGGCGCGTCGTTCGGGTTGACCATAGTCGACGCCTGGCGCGCTTGCTGGAACTCTCGCTGCATGGCGGCCACGCGACCCTCAGCAGTCTTTACGTGGTGCAGCAGTTGAGCATTGGCAGTTTCCAATTCAGTGATCTTGCCAAGGGCAATACGCACTTCTTCGGGAAGACCTGCCAGTGGATCTACTTTTGCCTCTTGGGCTGGCGCTGGGTTTGGTTCGTCGTTTGACTGGGGCAGAATATCTGGCTCAGCTGCTTGAGACTGAAACGCGGGTGACTCGTCACCGGCATCTAGTTTTTTAGCTTCTTCGTTCCAAAGGTTTTGCGCCTCTTCTTGAGACAGGTTGTCAGGATCCACGTTGCTCTCCAAATAAAAAGCCGCCATAAAGGCGGCCTACTCACACAGGTCAAGCGGGATTATTCATCCGGCTCAACCACCACACCCCGAGTTGCCGCATTTGGCAAGTCGAGAAATCGTTTGAGCATTTTTATCTCACCCCTCAATGACGCCGTGTCCAGATCGGAGAGGGTTACAGCGTCATTCCGCACGCGTGCGCGGGCCAATTCGTCTTCGGCCCATTTGCGCAACAAGTGCCAGGTAGGAGAGGTGAAATCGTTCATGCCATCAAAAAGCCGGCTCATTGGCCGGCTATGTTATTTTGGACGCGAGGTCCCTGCCAAGATTCTATACGCAAGGCGGGGCCTTGTGCAAGAATCTTTTTTCAGGGGTCAATAAGGGCCTTTGGCGTAGCGCGCATGGATCGCGGCCACGCATTTGATCACCACGCTTGTGCCGCCGGTAACCGACGGGCGAATCCAGGCTGGGTTCTCATTGGCCGTATGGACTGCCGCCGAAGTAAAAGCCAGGTCTGTGCCAACAGAACGGCGAGTCAATGGGTGCCAGATGGTGTTGTCATTGGAGCCTTGCCAAGTAATCGTAGCGCCCCCAAACGTGCCACTGACTTGGCCGGTTAGGTCTGCCGCATAGGCGATTGGCACGCCTGCGCCCACGTCGCCGGTCGCCATAGCGGCCCAGGTGGCAAGCACTGCGCCGGGTACGGTGTCACGGTCGATGGTTGGATTGATGGTAGCCATGGTGATTTCCTTTCAGGATTTCGGGTCAGATGCCTGAGCCCGTGGAGAGTTTGAGGTTTTCTTCTGCAGCAAAGAGTTCCTTCTTGCCACGTTCGCGAAGGGCGGTGTCGGCCAGCTTGGCCTTGATCTGCTCCAGGCTTAGGTGCTGGGTGTTGGCCATCTTCAGCATTTCGATCTCTCGGTTCATCTGAAGTTCGACCATTGTCGCGTCGTGGTTGAGCTGGGCGATTTGCTGACGTGTCTGCAGCTCGGCCATGTCGCCCTGGTTCTGGGCCTGCGCTTTGGCCTGATCGGCTTGAGCTCGAATCTGTGCTGCCTGGATGCGTGGGTCCGGCGCGGCTTGCTGGGGGTTCGCGGCTGCAGCGGCTTGCTGTTCCTTGATTTTCTCCAGCTCGTCCTCGGACTTAAGCACTTCGGTCGGGTCGATGTGCTGCGCCTGCAGCGCTTTCTCAAACAGCTTTTGCGTGTCGATGTAGGCGCCGTACACGGGGTTGGCGCCAGCGGCCAGCAGGTTCAGGAAAGCCTGGTTCTGAATGTCGCGGACCAGCAAAGCCGATGAGCCTCGGGCGTCGATGTTGAAGTCGCCCTTCACCTCTTCGTCCTCGTTGTACATCATGTTGTAGTCATAGTAGCGGCGGATGTGCGGGCGCGTGATCATGTCGTCAAACTGCTTGACCAGGCGGCGCAGCACGACGTTGGCGCTGTTCATCAGCATCTGCATGCCACCGACAGTGTCTGGCGCTGCGCCCTTCTCGCCCTGCATGATCGTTGGCACGCCGGTTTCTTGGTCGGCCAACTCCATGGCCATCTTGATGATGGCGGCCAACTCGGCCTGGTAGCTGTTGAACTCGACCGCCGTGAAGGCTTTGCGCACGTCGTCCACCTCGTCGGTGGCAAACCAGATTTTGCGGCTGGACAATTGCCACTGCTTGTCGGCCGGCTGGATCGCGCCAGCCTTGATGATGATTTGAGGGCCTGAGCTCACGCCGGCGTTGTCCATCATCTGGCGCCAGGCTGCGTTCAGCACGCGTTGCTGGGCGCGCATCAGGTACGGGATGCCATAGCCCCACACGCTGTTGGAGACTTTCTCCCAAACGTAGAAGTCGTATGGCAGCTCGCCGCCTTCAAGCGGGTTCATGAAAGTCTTGACGACCGTGTTGTTGATCATCACGACGCAAGCGCTCACGCTGCGCAGCTCATCCTTTTCGCCGACCTTCATGCCTGCAGATTCCAGGTCGTCGTGATCGACTTCGCCCCAGTAGGTCCACATCTCGTAGGTGTCGCGCGCAGTGTCGCGCTGGTCGTCGTCCTTGAGTTCTTGGAACGTGGCCGACTTTCTTGGACCTTCTTCCAGCACCTTGCGCAGTTGGTCCTTCATGAAACCTGGCTGTTTGGCCAGCTCGCGCACCTGACGTGACGTCATCTGCTCGCGCTCGTAAATGCCTTTGCCGTGGTGGATGCTGTCGCCGCAGCCTGGGTCTGGCCAGACGTTGCGCGGGTCAATGCTGAACGACGCGGGGCTCACCTCTTGGACGATCTCCATTTGGTGAACCAGGTTGCCTTGCATGTCCTTGTATGGCTGCCAGGCTTTGCGTGTGCGATTGGTGACGATCGGGCCCTTGATCACGCCGGTGCCCAGCACTGCGGCGTTGTGGATCACCTTGCGCATCTCGCCGTTGTAGTCGCACTCGGACAGCTGGTCCTCGATCTCAGTTTGCATGGCCTTGGCTTTGTCGCGTGCCACCTGCATCGCTGCCCTGGCAATATCGCGCATGCGCAAAGGCTGCTGAGTCTCGGGGTGCAGCAAAGGTTCACCGGTGTCTTTGTCGCCGGCCATTTGCGTGTCACGCCCCATGCTCATGAGAGTTGGCTTGGGCGTTGGCTGAATGCCCCAATTGCGGTCGTCGGTTGGCAACAAGATGTCGGCCACTCGGGCCTCGGCCGCGTTCGACTTCTGACGGGTCAAGCCGATGAACACCGTGGACCGGTGGGGCTTGGCGTTTTGCGTGGTCACCGGGTAACCCTGCTCCACGCTGGTCATCATCTGGCTGGCCGCCTTGTTGACGTTGTCCTTGGCGTTGTACTGATCCTCGTCTTCGAGCCAGCGCTTGTCGACGCCAAAGCTGTAACGGCTGCGCACCCACTCATCGCGTTGCTGGGCCATGCTGTGGCCAAAAGCCTGAAGGCGTTCTTCGTTCTTCTGCTTCTCCATCTCGGGGTCCATGACCTCGACCTCGACGTCGATCTGTTGGGCTTGTGGGTGCATGTTGATTCCTGAGTTATGTGCGTCGGCCGGCCATCATTTGGCCAGCGATTATCCCGCTATTGGAAACTGGCGTGGCGACCGGACCTGCGCCCGTTGGCCCAGCGCTGACCGCAGTTGCGCCAACTGCGCCCTTCAGCGGAACGCCGGGGGCTTGCAATCCAGTCGGCGCAGGCAAAGCGCCTTGCAGGTTGGGGTCTTGCTTGGCTGCGTTGGCTTTGGCCACTTGGCCCATGTTGGCCAGGGTGATTTCGTTGGGTTGCATGTCAGTATCCAATCGTTTCATCAAAGACGCCAAACGCTGGAACCGAGGGCATGCGGTTGCCCCTGATGCGAACCTCGGCCTCTTCCTGCGTTTTGGCCTTGCGTTTCATCATCATGCCGTATCGCGTGGCAGCCAATAAGTCGTCGTTGCGGTCCACGATCAGGCCGTCCTTGCGGTGGTAGAGCCGGAACTCCTCGAACCAATCCTCAAGGTGCGAAAAAACTTTCAGGCGCATGGTCTGCATGCGGGTCAGCATCTCAGACACACCGGCCTCCAAGCCGTTGCTGCCGTCGTCAAACGTCGCCCGGTCTGGCAGCATGGCCAGGCCTTGGTCTTTGTACTGTTTGGCCAGCTGCTCGCCGGATCCCTTGTCACGCTGCAGGCCGTCGTGCGGCCATGAGACTGGAACCCAGTCGCCGCGCGCCCGGATCGCCGCAGCGTGGATCGCGATGCTGGCATTCTTTTGCCTGTAGCAATCGGTCACGTAAAGCGTGTCGCTGTCTCGGTCCCATGCCAACCAGGCCACGGCCGTTGGGTGGTCGATGCCGAAGTCCAGGCCGATGATGCGCGGCCAATAAGGCGGGATCGGAAAGCTGCGGCACTTGATCGCCTCTTCGACAATCGGGAACACGCGGCCTGAGCCCAAAATCGGAATGCCCTTGGCGCGTGCATCGCGTTCGTGCTCTGGATAGCTGGCGATGATGGCGTCAGCCTGTTCGGGCGTGTAGTGCTCAGCATCGCTGATCGTCATGTTCGTGACGTTCGAGCCTGCGGGCTTTTCCAGCAAGAACCGCTTGACCACTTCGGACATGCCGAGCAATGGCGTGAAGGTCACGAAGACCTGGCCGCCCGTTGCGTTGGTGCGGGTCAGGCCTTCAGAGTAGATGGGCAGCGGCGGCTCTTCGTCGAACCACACGCCGTCGACCGTGTCGGCCTGCCACTTGGTGCGGCCCTGGTCGTAGCTGTTGAACTGGATCACCGAGTTCTCGCCACTGATGTGCCTGACCACAATGCTGGACACCGCATCGGGCACACCTTGCTTCATGCTGGTGTCCTTGATGCAGTCGTATGGAATGGCGCCAGTGCCCCATTCCTCGCGCATCTCGGGCGGGCCAAGCAGCAAACGCTGAATGCCCTTGCGCGTCAACTCCGATGACTCAGAGCCAACCATCCAGCGCGTGGCATGCGGGTATCGCTTGCCTTTCCAGTCGGGCGGGTATCTGCCAGTGACGTGCATGGCGACCTCGAAGGCGCCGGCCCAGGTCTTGCCAAGCTGGTTGCCTGCCATGAACAAGCGTTCGCGGAACGTCGCGCCGGCGTCATGGAAGGCCACCTGCTTTGCGTAAGGCGCATAAGCGGCCAAGCGGTTGCGCTTGGCCCTGATGTCCTTGATGCGCATGAGCTCATAGACTTGGATCTTCTCTTCCTGATTCAGCAGGCTGAGGTCAATCTTGGACAGATCCAGGTCGTCGAGTTTCATCGCTTAGCCGCCTTGGCAAGCAGAGAGACTAAGCGGTCGTCGAGCTGCTCGTTGGTGAGCTCCAGGTTGCCGGAGACCTTCATCTCTACGCTCTTGAGCTTGGGCTGCGTGTACTGCAGCAGCTCGTTCAGTGTGCGCAGCTTGGTGTCGTCGTCCAGGGCCGGGACCATCAACGGCTTCTTTGTCTTTGGGTCGATCTTGGGTTTGCCGTTTGAGTCAAGGACCGGGATCTCTTTCTTCAAGATCTTGATCATCTCAATGGCTGGATCGAGACCCTCAGCGATGAGGGCCTCGGATACAGCGCGCAAGTTCATCCCCATGGGCTTTTTGCTTGATCGGCTGACAGCGTACTTGCGGCTGGGCTTGGCTGCGGTTGAGCGCTCCAAGTCGTCCAGCGTCGCAAGCTTTGGCGGCGCGCCGGCCAGGTCAGCGTGACGCGCGTTTATCTGTTTTGCCATCTTGCATTGCCTTTTTGATGATGCCGCTGCCCGCGTCTGCTTTGTTGAAGTCACGGCCGACCGACTCAGGCACGCCAACCTTCTTTGCGAAGGCTGGGTTGTGAGCGACGGCGGCCATGAACCGCGCTTGCTTGGCGGACGTGCTGGGCATCAGATCATGCCGTTGATCAAGCCAGCGTTAAAGCCGGGAGGAGTCTTGGCTGTGCCGCCTTTGTAAGGCGTCTGATTGGTGTTCGTGCCTGGCAGAGGGACGGACACTTTGCTGGGCAACACGCCAGCGCCCTGGGTTGCGTTACCGCCACCGCCGATGGCTGCGCCAGTTTTCATGGGGTTACCGGCTGCGCGCATGGTGTTGCGGCTGGCTGGGTTTGAATAGTCTTGCATGGATAGCTCCTTGTGATTAGGCCATCAGGCCGGGTTGGGGTTTGCGGGCTTGGGCTTCCTGGTTCCACATCTGACCGTAGTCTTCAGGGCCTTCGGTTGCTTGCTCTTGCGGGCTCTCGCCGCCTTCTTCTGCCAGCATCTTGTCGACGTACTGGCGGCACTCGTCAATGCTGCTGCACTTGTATGGCTCTTGCATTTCGTCCGAAGCGACGGTGATCGTGCCGTCGTCTTCCATTGTGATCGTGATGGTTTTGGCCATGGTGGGGGTCTCCGAGAATGAAAAAAGCCACCTTGAGGGGTGGCTGAGGTTTGGGAGTTTGGCGCCTTTTTCAACGCGCACGGGCCCCCCGAGATAGTAGCCGAAACGTGTTTGCCTCGTCAAGTGCTGAAAAACCAGAAAATTAAAATAAATTTTAAGCAAATTTTATTCATTGGAAAAAGTAAAAATTGGTTGATTGCGGACCAAATGTGGAAATTTGTAGCTCATTTCTTCTTTTGTAAAGTGGTGGGGGGCGGGCGCGCTGTTGACCAATTGCTTTCCGTAGCTTTTGATCAACTTTCCCTCAATAATGTTTTTTAATCTCCGGTCATCCGTTACCAACCACGGCTCAAAAATCGGTTTAAAGCCAAGGTTTTTTAAGGCTTCGCGCCAGGCGCCGTAGCTGCCGCCAAAGACGGTGCTGCAGCTTGCGTGTTCGTATTTGCGGCGTTCAAAATTTTTGGTTTGGCCAACGTATTTGATCTCCTCGGTTTTAGGATCTCGTAAAACGTACACCCCGCCTAATATTTCTTTTTTCATGTCGCAATTTTGCCTTGTACTTACGAATGTTGTGTTGTAATTTTGCAACATTTGTAAAAATATTTTATTTTCGTAATTGACAGTGACTGTCATTGTGCTACATTTGAGTTGTGGTCATTAACGACCCACCCCGAAGGACCAGGGGGATACAAAAAGGGAACCAGCCGATTACAGAGTACCGACCAGGGAAATAAAAGGCCAGACCGCTAAGACTCAGTCCCCCAGACTGCCGAGTGCGAAGGAAGACCAAAGAGCAGCGTGCTGTTCTTTGGCGGCGTATCCAGGCGGCCGTAACAGCTTGGTTCTTTTGGAGATCGATATGCCAGTTGTTTTCTTGACCATCAAAATCGTTTACGGCGTTCCTAAAATTTACCCGGCCGACGGTAACCTGACCGCAAATCGGCTTGCCCGGCTCGTTGGCGCCAAGACTTTCAACGCAACTCAAGTTGCCGACATCAAGGCCCTCGGCTTTGAAATTCAATACAACGACGCGTACACCGACGCTCAAATTTAAGGAGCTAATCATGGACATCAAAAAAGCAATTCAAATCATCAACGACAAACGCCAGGTCTACGGCATGAGCCTGCTTGACATGGCGATCGTGATGAAAGAGATGTTGGACAACGATGAGTTGGACAACCAAGAAGCCGCTGCCATCCGCGTGTTTATGCGGGAAGGCCGCACATTGTTCGCACCTACAGGAGCTTGATATGCAAAAACTGCTTGACCGTTACAACGTTTACGTGGCCTGTGCCGAGTCTCTCGGCTGGCCAATCAAATCATTTGAGGAGTGGCTCAACTCCTAACCCCCAGGGCTTCGGCCCTTCCAATGCCCGGCGTGCTCGGCATTGGCGGCGTATCCAGGCGGCCGACAACAGCTTGGTATTTTCAAGGAAACCATCATGGCTAAGAAAATCATTTCCGCCGTCACCAAAGACGACATCGACAACCTCGGCTTCTTGTTGGCCGACATCAGCCGCTTGACCGAGCAGGCCGATGAGATCAAGACCCGCTTGAAAAAGGGCGGTGTCGACAGCTACAACGGCGACTTGTTCTGCGCCGTGGTCGTCAAGCAAGAACGCACCAGCTACGACCCCCGCAAGGTCGAAGTGATCCTCGGTGACAAGATCAGCCTGGTCGAACGCACAATCAGCGTGACCAGCGTGAAGGTCACTGCCCTGAAATCTTTTTGAGGAGATCATCATGAGAATCGTTTACCGGGCCGCTTCGGCCACTGTGTTTTACGACTTTGACTTTGAGGAGTTCATTGTCAGGTTTTACCGCGACGGTGTTTATCTGCCCGAGGCAGATTATTTCACCGACGACCGCACCGACGCCTGCGCTACGGCCGACGCTTTTGAGGTGGCCGCATGACCTACACCGACTACCTTTGCCGCTCGCCGGTCTACCCTGTCAAAGTGCAGGCTGTCAAAGACAACAAGGTGAAGGTCTTCACCATCGAAGCAATCAACGGCGTTGATTTTCGCAAGGCTCTCGTCGAGGCCGGTTTCGCTTACATCCAATTCATCTGAGGATCTCACCATGACTGCACCCACCACCTATCTGCGCCGCAAAATCTACGGCGACAAATCCTGGACCGCCAAGACTGCCGAAGAGTTTGATCTCAACGGCCGCACGGCCCAGCTGGTCGTCAGCACCACCAAGAACGACAGCGGTGTGCTGACCACGTCAGCATCCATCGGTTTTGTTACTGGTCCCGGAGTTGTGACCACCGCGATCTTCAGCGATTACTTCGCCTGGATCGAACGCACGAAGACACGCTGCACCGAAAAAGCTGTGTCCGAACAACAGGCTCGCGCCGTTGCCAACTGGCCCATCATCAAGGCCGCTGCTTTTGACTTTTACGCTTCTAAATAAGGAAATCATCATGTACCGCTATTCTTCTTCGCGCGCTGTCGCTCAGTCTTTCCGTTCACAGTCTCCTTTGTCCAACGATCAGATCGCCCGTTACGCTCCAAGCGTGATGGCTTCTGAAGCCCACGAGTCACGCGGGGATCGCTACGCTTTTATCCCCACCATCGACGTGATCGACGGCCTGCGTGACAACGGCTTTCAGCCCTACGAGATCAGCCAGACCAAGGTGCGCGATCAGTCCAAGCGCGAGTTCACCAAGCACATGGTTCGCCTGCGCCAGGCCGGCGCCAGTGAGTCGGGCGCCGAAGTGCCTGAGATCATCTTGCTCAACAGCCACGACGGCTCGTCCAGCTACCAGCTGCTGTCGGGCTTCTTTCGCTTCGTGTGCGCCAACGGCCTGATCGCAAGTGACGTTCAAAACGACATCCGCGTGCGCCACTCCGGCAACGTGGTGGACGACGTGATCGAGGGCGCCACTCGCGTGCTCGACAACCTGGAGCTGGCCAACAACAGCATCGACAGCTTCAAGTCCACCAGCCTGGACTTTGAAGAACAGCTGGTGTTTGCCAACTCGGCATTGCAGTTGCGCTGGGGTGACAACGCCCCGGTGGTAGCCGAAACCTTGTTGCGCTCGCGCCGCTTTGAAGACCAAAGGTCTGACCTGTGGACCACGTTCAACCGGGTTCAAGAAAACCTGCTTCGCGGTGGCCTGAACGGTCGCACCGCAACCAACCGCCGCACCACGACCCGTGCCGTCGGCGGCGTCAACGAAAACGTGAAGCTCAACCGCGCTCTGTGGTCCCTTGCCGACGGCATGGCCCAGATCAAGCGTGAGGACGGCTTCATCAACCGCTATGACGAATCCTTTGCTTAAAGGCTCTTCACCCGAAGTGGTCCGTGCCTATCGCCGGTTTGGCTATCTTCGGGACGAATCCTTTCCGGACCTTCCTTTGGACTGCTCAGTTCAAACTGAAAACAGTTCAATGGAAGACCGGCTTTACGCAAAAGAAATCTTAAAACTTTTAGAAAATGTTTTTGACGATAGGGCAAAAGATATTGTTTTGCTCTACTACGGTTACGGTTGGACCGACACCGAACTGGCCGAATTTTTTGACGTTTCAAGAGGCCGTATTCAGGTCCTAAGAAACAATTTTTTATTCAAAATGCGCTTGTATTTAAAAAGGAAATGCCGTGAGTTACAAACCCTGGAATCAAAAACAAATCGATCAAGTCACTGACAAGGTTTACATCCTTGTCATCATCTTGGCCTTCGTTGTTCTCTACTTCAACTTCTGTGTCTGGTACCCAAACTGACCGCCTTCAAGCCGACCATGACTTGCTCTACTCGGCTTTGAAGGCTCTCCTCGGGTCACTTGAATTTGGCGCCGAGGCCACTACCCGTTTGCGGGCTAAAAACAAAGCGCGTCGCGCGCTTGCTGGAGTTGCGAATGTTCCATCCTCTACGCGTTTGCACAAAGTGCAATCGTGAACGTGTCCCCGAAGGGGGCGTCGAAACCAAGCCCGGCCGCTGGTACTGCGCCAGCTGCTGGTCTTCATACACCCAAAGAAAATGAAAAATTTAAATCTCGAAGACTTCTTGGCCCTGGCCTGGTCGCCTGGCGTTCGCGCCAAGCTTGCCGACCTGGTCAAGTCCAACCCCGACGTGCGCTACCTGGTGGCCTGGGACAACGCCGGCAAGCTGTCCGGCTCGGCTTTCTCGGCTCAGCCTGAAGTCTGGCCGGACCATGCCGTGGCCCTGTGGTCCAAGGACGTTAAGCCCAAGGCCGCCAAGGTGGCCAAGGCCAAGCCCGTGGCCGGCCCCTCGCGCACCATGCAGGCCGTGGCCCTGGTGGCTGACGGCATGTCCACTTACGCCGCTGCCAAGCAGATCGGCGTCAACCAGTCCGCCGTCCACCGGGCCATCACCCGGCGCGTCGGCAAAGAGATCTGCAGCCACTGCGGCCAGGTCGTCAAAAGTCCAGCTGCCGGCTGAGCTTCTTCATCACTGCGGTGGCCATCTCTTGCTCATAGCGTTTGATGGTCTCCATCAGTGCCCTTTCCGCCTCACCAAACAGCTCTTTGCGACCCGTCCCCCGGCAGTCGCTGCAGACCTCGTCATCCAAAACCGGTGTCCCAAAAATCGTGCCGTATCCACGGCCAAAGCATTTTGGGCAAACGTCGTTCACCATGTGCATCAGCACCCGGTGGACAAGTGGCACCGCGTAACCCAAATCCACCAACCCCTCCGCCACCTTGTACACCGACCTTTGGTCGCCGCTGTACCGCCACCTGAACACCGACAAGCCAAGCGGGTTCACCTGCGCTGCCATTCCCACCGCCCTGATGATGTCCACGTCTGCAAGCTCGTCCGCCGGCTTCTCGCCCAGGTTCTTGCTCGTCTGCGCTCTGCTGATGCTTTCTCTGCTGGTCATGATTTGCCTTCTAAGTGCTGGTAAAAAATCTCTTGCTCGGCTTCCTTCTCTGCAAGGCGCCTGACAATTCTTTCGTCTGCGATGCCGTTCTCGGCAATGATCCGGTAGATGCTCACCGTCTCATCCTGACCGCTCCTGACAATCCGTTTGTTGCACTGGTCGTACATCTCAAAGCTGTCCGGCAGGCAGAACCACGCCACTGTGCTGAAGTGCTTTTGCAGGCCATCGATCCCGTGCCCAGCGCTGGCCGGGTGCAGCAGCGCCATGTCGACCTTGCCCGCCTTGGCCGCCGCCAGCCCCTGCTCGGTGGTGATGTCCACCGCGTGCGGGAACCTGGCCACCAGGCGTTCGTAGTCGTGGCTGTACCAGTACGCCACGATCATGGGCCCGTCCACCTCTTCGGCGATCTGCTCCAGCTCGTCCAGCTTTTCGTTGTGCAGATGTTTGACTTGGCCGCTGTCGGTGAAAGTCGCGCCCTGGCACATCTGGTGAAGCTTGCCGGCCACCGTGCCCTGGCTGGCCGCCGTAATTTCAAATTCAGCCTCGCCAAGGATTTGGTTTCGCATCAAATCCTGGCACATCGTCTCGACCCTGCCCGGCATGCGCACCCTGCGGTCGATCGTCACGCTCTTAAGACCCAGGTCAGGTGAGACCGCAAAGTACAAATCGCTGATCTTGCTGTAAAGGGCCTTTTCCAAACCATCCCTCAGCTTCCAGCTGTACACCTGTCCGGTGTGCCGATTTTGCTTAAATGGCTCAAGGTATTCGATCCTGAACCCGGTCACGGTCTTACCCAGGCGCGCGCCCTGGTCCAGCAAAAACACCGGTGCAAACAGCTCATGCGCTGTGCCCGGCCTGGGTGACCCGCTCATCAAGATGATCCGTGCATTGGTCTTTGAGCTGATCGCGTTCATGGCCTTCCAGCCCACGCTGCCCTGGCGCCCACCCTTTCGCAGGCGGCTTGCCTCGTCGAACACCACCAGATCAAACGGCCAGCTGGCCAGCTTGAACTGCTTGACCAGCTCGGGGAAGAACTCAAAACTGCACCCCAGGACGTCATAAAATGAGCTCAGGGCAACCTTTCGGTCATCCTGGGTACCCAGGTACAGGCTAAACCTCAAACGCGCCCCGAAGGCCCATTTCCTCGCCTCCTGCGCCCACTGCGGCACCACCCTCTTGGGCCCCACCACCAAAACCTTGCTGACCTCAAACCGGTCAAACATCAAAGCGTCGATCACGGCCAGCGCGCATGCCGTCTTTCCGGCGCCCGGCTTGGCTGCCAAGTACGTTCTGCGGTTGGCCAGGCTGAACGCCACGGCTTCGTGCTGGTACTGGCGAAAATCTTTTGATGTGTTCATTGGAATAAAGCGTCCACGCCTTCGGTCGAATCGATCACGCGCACATCAGCCCCCAGGTCGGTCAGCATTTTGTGGATCCGCTCTTGCAGCGGGGTCGGACTTTTGCCCGGCGCCTTCAGCTCCACAAAAATAATTCGGCCCCCCGGCAAGAACACAATCCGATCCGGCACTCCAGCAAAAGCAGGCGACACCCACTTCATGGCCAGGCCGCCGGCGTCTTTGGCTCGGTTCACCAGGCGTTGTTCAATCGTCTTTTCCAGCATGTTCGCTCCTACAGGGTAAAGGGCAGTTAAGGGTAATGGATTTGACAGCCTTTAAATATAGGACATATACTGTACCTTTATACAGCATATACTCCTACTATAACCTACAACTTATTCTATTACCCTTATTACCCTATTGATGTTTTTGTTAATGAAATCAAGGACTTAGGACAGGGCAGTAATACTAGGGTAGTAGTACTTGCCCTAATGCCCTTTACCCTAGAAAATCCGACTCTGAAGACGGAACCGCGAAAAGCACTTTCCCGTTTGACTTCTTGCGCTTGCCGCCGTTCAGCTTTTTCAAAGCCTTGCCGGCCGCGATCGTCTGAAATTTGTTCGGTTCGCGTGTTCCCAAGCGCACCAAAACCTCGGTTGCGGTAATCCATTCCACCAAATCCGTGTCCACATGCCAGTTGAAACCGCCCGCAATCCGCTCCTCCACCGGGTCCATTACGGTGAAATCTTCGTTGTGCGCGTTCAGCTCCTTGGCCTCGTCCTGATCCAGCGACCAGCGCTCCCCCTCCTGATACAGCACCAAGGCTTCGGCCCAGACCTGCTGCATGTCGATGCCGTGATCCAAGTCAAAACCCGACACCGAGATCGACCAGTAACGCCTGTTGCCGGTCGGATCGTTCAAGTATTGATCGTCGTTGACCGTCGCGCCGAAGACCGTGCGGCGGCCAAAAGAGGACTCGGTTGCGGCGTATGGCCTGCGCATCTTGTCCATGTTTTGCGTGATGAACGACTTCAGAGCCGAGATCTCGGACTTTGAAAAGGTGGCGTCCAGCTCACCCAGCTCGACAATCCAGTAGGACAGGGCGATGAAAATCGAGTCCTTGGACCTCATGTCCAGGGTGTGCCCGGTCAATACGGCGTCCAGTTCGACCGGCGCCAAGCGCTGGAACCAGGTTGTCTTGCCCACGTTTTGCGGACCCACAAACGTCAGCACGCCCTGGTTTGCGATGCCGTCGTATGAGAACGCCGCGCCCACGGCCTGGATCAGCCACTTGCGCATGAGCTTTTTCTTCATGCCGTCGCTCGCCGCGTCTGCGCACCGCACAGTGGCGTAGAACGCGTCCAGCCTGGACACGCCGTCCCACGGGACAGACTCGATCCAAGTTGCCACCGGGTTGTACAGGTTCTCGTCTGCAAGAGAGATCATGAACTGCTTTGCATGGCGCGGCGACATGCGCGCGCTCTCGCACTCTGACGTGATCCTGGCAATGGCCACGTTGTCTCGGTTGTCGCGCGAAGACGACGAATCAGGTATCAAGACCTCAATCGATTTTTTGATCACGTTGTACCGGATCACGTACTCAAGCTGAGACAGCAGGGCGCGCAAGTTGGCCAGCGTCGGCAGCGGGTGGCCGTCGTCGTCGAACTCAACAAAGCCACTGGCCACCACCGCATTGACCCGGCGCACCCAGCGGCGCACAGTGCCGATCGGCAGGCGCACACCCAGCTCACGCGAGCGCAGCTGGATGGCCGAGCACAGCTGCTCGCGCTCCACCTCGGACAGCGAGGCCTGGGCAATGTCGCGCGCGATGACCTCCTCCAGCCGATTGGGGTCGGTCTCGGCCAGCACGGCTGCCATGAACGCGGTCACGACGACGGCGCGCTCGGTGCGCACGGCGCCCAGGCGCGCGTCGCGTGTCTGCTTGAGCAGGGAGGCCAGGGTCAGGGCGCCGCGCCCGACGGCCCTTTGTTCGCTGAACGACGCCCACTTGTTGGCGCAGTAGCCCTCGACCCACTTGCCCGACGCGGCCGACCAGTTGTCCCAGGCATCCAGCCATTCCAGATCGCCTTCGCCCTGGTGATGCAGGGCGGCGCCCACGCGCAGCCAGTCCTCATACCCGCCGTCCGGGTCCAGGTGTGGGAGAACTTCAGTCATCACACGATCTAATTCCCAGTCTTCAAGCGGGGGCTTGTAGTTGGCCAGGTCGCCGCCGCCGCCGCTGCCAACAGACAGGCTTTCGTGCCAAATTTTCTCAATGAACCAGCCAAGGTCTTGCACCACGCTGCCCACGCTGGCGTGATCCCTGTCCGTAACATGTCCTGTCACTGTAAAGTAGCGCCCGTCACGGTACAGCTCAACACCGACTTCTTTTTTGGTGCGCGAGCCGTCCAGGTTGGTCCGGGTAAACATCTTCAGACCGGTGCCGGAGGGCGAGATCTCGGCGTAGCCGCCGATGCGGTCGAGCACCTCTTGGGCCAGATCGGTGAGAGTGCCGTCAGGTGCGCGGCAGTCGTCCAGGTCGATGCCGTGCAGGCCCTCGCCCAGCACCAGGCCTATGCCGTCGTAGCCTCCGGTAATCAGGGTGTCTGCTGCGTCGTCGAACGTGGTCCAGGTGGCAGAGTTGGTCGATGACGCGGCAGCGCCGTGCACGGTCATGGGCATCTTGGTCCAGACTTTTGAGCCATCGGGCTTGCTGCGCTGGACAGAGCGCCACATGACCCAGCGCGGCAGCTCTTGCATCTCGACGGGAATGTTTTCAAGCTGCACAGGCAGTACGTTTGGCCGGGTCATTTGTTCAGCTCCTTGAGTTCAGCCTCAAATGATCTTGCCAACGCCAAGATGTCTGCCCAGTCATCCCCGTGGTCTTTGCCCTTCAGCCAAATTTCTTTGATTTTTTCCTCTGTCAAACCCACCCACCCACGCTGCTTGCGCTCCCTCAAGCTGGCATCAAGCCACTGCTCAAGGCGATCGATGTCAAGCATCCCGGTTTGCTTTGGCAGCGTCAGCAGCTTGGCACGCTGCGCTTTGCGCTCCTCATAGCGCTGCTCATCAAGCTCCATGCGGTCATAGAAGTCGTAGCCGCCGTAGTCGTCTGAAAAGTCACCCATGCTGCTGCTCCTTGTTGAAGGCGTCGTTAAAAACCTTTGCGGCAATCTCATCGAACCTATCGTTCCAATACTTTTTTTGAACGGCTTCCTCTTCTTCGCTTATCGGGACCCAGTTGTCGTGAGCGTCCCGCTTATGCCACCATGGATTGCCGTCTTTTTGTCCTAGCATCCACATGTGTTCTCCTTTATGCCGTGGGCGGCTTCAATGGCTCGGGCAAAGTCGTGGTGGTCTGGTGGGTTACCTTCTTCGTCGTACAAGAATTGCCAGTTGCGCTCAATCTCCTCATCCGTCAGCGGCTTGCGCTGTGGTGGGGTGATGTAAAGCCTTCTGACTTCGTAATGCCAGTCATGCAAATATGGAGTTTTTTCATACGCTTGTGCCGATTCTTTGCTACATGTATTCCATCCGTTCCATTCAGGAATCCAATCTGGTCGAGTCCTGTACTGATATTCAACTGGTTCGCTCATATTAATACCCCCACCGAATACGGAAACAGATTAAGTACAAATGCAGTACAAATTCGTTTCCAGCGGCAATAAACCCAATGGCAAAGCACGGCCATTTTCTAGGCAAAAATTCTGTTGTTAAATGAAGGCTTTTTCTCATTATTCTTCCCCCGTCAAGTTTCTAATCTCATCTTGTAGGTCAACGATGCGCTCGGCACTGCGAACAAGTATCATGTCTTGAGATTCAACCATTGCTTTTAACCGCTTAATTTCAAAGTTTGCTTCACGCAGTTCGTCAAGTGTGAGACAGTGCAAATCCACGGCCTTTTGATATTCTTCTTTCCAATCAGGCTGATAATCCAAGCCAATTTCGTTCTCGTTCATTTCTTTTCCTTTATATAAAAAGCAACGCCTTTATTGTTTTGTCGGTTTTCAACCCATGCATCAAGGCGAATGTCGTATTGAAAATACCCAAACAATTTCATTTCTTTCTTTAGTGTTGAACATGGTTCATCGCACAATGATTGACAAGGCTCGTTTCCAACTGGGCAGTAATCTGGCCTCATGCGTCTCTCCCTGTTTGGTCAAGCATCACAGTTCGAGCCAATGCCTCACAAGTAGGACATGGTGGTGGGGTGGTGTAGAGGGGGCGAATCCAATACGCATAGGAAGACCCAGAAAGTTTTTCCCGAACACACCATTCATCTGCCGCATCTTTTGTTGAAAACTCTTTCATGGCGCAGTCTTCAACCATTACCTGCCACGCCACAGGCTCCTGCTCTGGCTGTGCCTTGCATTTATCACACTGGCAAACAACATGGCGTGGGCCTTCTACTTTCATTGATTGCATTGCATTGTATGAATCCATCAAAATATTGCCTGTAGTTATCTCTGGCTCTGCCAATGCTTCTTTGATGGCGGTGACAGCAGGGTCAAGATAAACACAGCCATGTTCATGATGTGTTAAATGCAATTCCAGCGCCTCCAGCGCCTGCTTAAGTGCTTCGTCTTTAGTCATTGGTAGTCCTTACAGAAATGGTGTTTAGCATCTTCACGATCTGTCCATGTACCTGTGCAACCTGTACATTTAAATTTCCCTGCGGTAATTGAAAACTTACCCGTCAACCTCGGCTCGGGTAACTCAAATTGCTCGGCATAAATTCTGTCACGCTCATCAGCACGCACCAGCGCGGCAAAGGCTTCAAGACCATCTTTGAACATTGGCTTTCCAGCAAGCCCTGCTTCACGCGCCATCTCCATGATGGTTTTGTTGTAGTCCAGCCCAAGTTCACGCGCATTTTCAGCCTTCTTGTCAAGGGCAATCTGCCGCTTGCGCCAGCCGGGGTCTGTTTGATTTATGTTGTGGTCGCCGCTCATAGGTGCTCCTTAGTAAGCGCCTGGATCAGCGCCTTGCGCAAGCCATTCAAGCTGTCCGACAGGACCAGGGCAGCGACGATAGCGGGTTGATGTTCTTCGGGTACCTTGGTTGCATTGGCTGCGTCAAAGCAGTCGTTCAGCAAGTCGTCGAAATAGAGTTTTCGGGCGTTCATATAGCTCCTTCAAAAATACCGGCATCCGGCCGGCTCGGTTTTTCAATTTGGTAAAGTGCCCACGGGCAGCATGTGCAAAAGCGCACGTTCCACCTGTGTCTTAAAAGCCACAACGGCCAAGTCATCACACCTCATGATGATCCGAATGCCGTCTTCGTCAATGTCAAATGCAATCTCGTTTCCCTCCGCCATCTCACGCACGGCGTCCATGGACAGAGCAAGCCTGAGCTCGATCATGTTGCGCAAGCGCAACGCAGCGCCGCCCAGTCAATGTCCCGCCGCATCTGCTCTGCCCGCAGGGGCACGCCCAGCTCTGTGGCCAGGCGTTCGAGCTGAGGCACGCGCTCTGCAGGGATGCGATCCTTCGTGCCCCACAGTGACACGGCTTGAGACCGGATACCAAGCCTGGCCGCTATTGCGGCCGGGCCCCCAAGGCGTTTGATGATGGTTGTTGCTTTCATGTGTGGCATGATAGCATCGCTTACCAAACAACAAAAGAAATTTATTTTTAAAAAATTGTTTGCAAGCGCTGCTTACGTGATGTAAGATCCAAACCGCCACACCGGCGTTAAGTAAATAAGGACCACAATGAACAAGCTATTTGATTTTTTCAAAGCGCCGACGCCCTTGGCGCTGGCAACCAAAGAGCTGGAAGAAGCTCAGCGCGAACTGCTTGCAGCGCAAAGCGCGGCAGACTATGCCCTGAACATGTGCGCGTACAACACCGACCGCATTGGCCGCTTGACAAAGTACCTGCGTGCCCAGGTGGAGGACAAATCATGAACCCTCAATTGCTTGAACAATTTAGCGACGATCAGTTGCTTGATGAGGCTTGCAAAAACTTAGGCAATGCTTTGATTGCCGAGTTGGCCAAACGCTTGGCCAAACAAATTGATCTTAACGATCCTTTGACTTGCCCCGAGTGCGGCATAGACCTTTAACCACAACGAAAGACGGCAATGATGCAAATCACATTCAACCCTACAAACCCAAGTCAAGCCGCGCTGATCGGCGAGATGATGGCCCGCTACCTGCAGATCGAAGCCGACATGGCCGACACTGTGCCAACCGAGCCGGCAGCCTCAGAGGTTACAGCTGCGCCCACCGTGGTCAAGCGCGTGCGCAAAGCCCCGGCGCCCGTTGAAGCTGAAGCCCCAAACGCTGTTGCGGTGGATTCCGTACCGGAGACCACCGCTGTATCGACTGCCTCCTCGCCCGTTGCCGCGATCTCCATCGCTGACATTCGCGCAGTGCTGGCGCCCTTGAGCCAGGATGGCAAAAGAGCCGAGGTCATAAAGCTGATGGGCGAATTTGGCGTTACCAAACTGACCGAGTTGCCGATTGAAAAATACGCGGACATGTTGGCCGCTGCAAAGGAGCTGTGATGCAAGAACGCTACTACGAACGCGACGAAATGGCCAAGCGCGAAGCCTATGCGCAAGAGTCTTTGATAATGCAAGGAACGCGTTTGGGCGCCAACGTTGCTGGCCGTGAAGTGCCTATGGCCGAGGTTATGAACCGATTAACTCAAACCATTAGCGCCATGGACGACGCAATCGTTGAGCTGGATCAGCGCACGCAAAGCATTCGTCAAGTGCGCCCCGCGAACAACTCAAAAGACGCTCGCCCTGATCAGTGTTACAGCCCCTTGGTTGGGTCGCTCAATGAGCAGGTCAACCGACTCGAACGGTTGCACCTAAGCATCCGCATGATTACATCAGAATTGGAAATTTAAGATGAAAACCACCATGACCATTGTCTTGATCGAAGAGGACGGCAACCTGAGTACAACAGGCACCATTGATCCGCCCTTGGAAAACGATCAAATGATTTTCAACACTGCTCAAATCGTTGGCTTGTTTATGCGCGAGCACATGGAGCACATTGTCAAGCTGGCGATTGACTGGGCACGCGAGGCCAAGGACGCACCCCAGATCATCTTGCCTGAGGCAATCAAGTGATCGAGCGCGCACACGCCAAGCTGTCCGCATCGGGCAGCGAGAAGTGGATGACCTGCACGCCCAGCGCGCAGCTTGAGGACGGCTTTGAGGACGAAGGCAGCGAGTTTTCCAAGGAAGGCACGTTTGCCCATGAGCTGTTGTCTCACCGCCTGCTGGGCTATCTTGGCCGGCCGCAAGAGCACAAGGATGAGTTGTCGATCCCAGGCTACGCAAGGTTTTGGAGCACAGACCTGCACGACTACGTGGTGGAGACCATGCGCTTTGTCATGGACGCCATCAAGGCCGCGCGTGCACGCTGCAAGGACCCGGTGATCATGGTCGAGCAGCGCCTGGACTTCAGCGTCTGGGTGCCCGAAGGCTTCGGCACAGGCGACGTGGTGATCGTCACCGACGGCCTGGTCGAGGTGCTGGATTTGAAGTATGGCAAGGGCATCTACGTGGACGCCACGAACAACAGCCAAATGCGGCTGTACGGTTTGGGTGCGTTCAATGAGCTGAACCACTTGTACGACCTTACGCACGTCGCGATGACCATCATGCAGCCGCGCTTAAACAACTGGGGCAGCGAGACCTTGGCGGCCGAAGCCTTGCTGGCCTGGGCCGACGATGAGGTTGTGCCCAAAGCCAAGCTGGCCTGGGCCGGCGAGGGTGACTTCGTTGCCGGTGATCATTGCACCAGCTGCTTTTGCAAGGCACGTTACACATGCCCGGCGCGAGCCGAGCAGTCGCTGGCCGTGGCCAAGGTTGAGTTTGCGCAAGCCGTGCCGCCGGCCGTGGAGACTTTGTCAGTCGAACGCATTGCGCAGCTGCTGCCCAAGGCCGACATGGTGATCGATTGGTTCAACGATTTGAAGGCGTACAGCCTTGAGCAGGCGACCAAGCACGGCAACATCGTGCCAGGCTTCAAGCTGGTCGAGGGCCGGGCAAATAGAAAGTACAGCAACCAAGATGACGTTGCCGCCACACTCAAGGCGGCCGGCATTGAAGAAGCTGTGATGTACGAACGCAGCCTCCTTGGCATCACAGCCATGGAGAAGGCGATCGGCAAGAAGGTGTTGACCGAAGTGCTGGGCGATCTGATCGTCAAGCCCGAAGGTAAACCAACGCTGGTGCCTGTCTCTGACAAGCGTCCAGCACTCGCTTCAGCAGCGTCAGCTGCCGAAGATTTTTCGTAAATCAGTAAGAAAGTTTTTTATGTCTACTACCAAAGTTGTTACGGGCAAAGTCCGTTTGTCTTATGCGTTTTTGTTTGAGGCTCGCGCCCCACGCGAGAACCCCGAAGGCGAGAAGAAGTTTTCCACAAGCATCTTGATCCCCAAGACTGACAAGGAAACCCTGGCCAAGATCAAAGAAGCGCAAGAGGCAGCGATCACAGCCAAATGGCCAGGCAAGCGCCCAGCCAAAATTGCGAGCACCTTGCATGGCGGCGACGGCGTGAAAGAGAAAACAGGCGAGCCCTACGGTCCTGAATGCAAAGGTCACTACGTCATGGCCGTGTCGTCCAAGCTGCGCCCAGGCGTTGTTGACACCAACATGAACAAGATCATCGATTCGTCGGAGATCTCAAGCGGTGACTATGCACGCGTCTCAATCAATGCCTACGCATACGACGTAAGCGGCAACCGTGGCGTGAGCTTTGGCTTGGGCAACGTGCAGCTTTTGGCCAAGGGCGAACCCCTGGGCGGATCCACCCGTGCCGAAGACGACTTCACTGCCGTCGACGACGACTTCCTTTCTTAACCCCTGGAGAAAACCATGACTGAACAAGTCCAAGCTATCGTGAACATCCAGTTCACACCCGCCGGCGCCGAGTTGGCAATTGCCGCTTTGCGCAAACTGCCTCATGAGCAGGTCGATGAATTGGTAAAACAATTCTTCGCTCAATACCAAGCGGAGATCAAAAGTTTGCAGGCCGACGCCGAAGCAGCCCAGCGCCAGCTGGACGCTGAGGTTTCTGACGTCGAGCCAAAGGCCGAGTAAGTTTCGCAGCGACGCGGTGTTATGGGCACCGCTTGCGATGACACCCCGGAAAGACGGGGACCTTTTGGCGAGGCGATCACCAGGCGGGCACTGCGAAAGCCTCTGCCCAGTTCGGTTTTTACCGGCATGCCGTACGGCCATCGCCTCACCAAAATGGAAAACGACTACACACCCGAAGAGCTTTGGATGCTGATCCGCCGGTACGAGGCGCTGATCCTGAAACTACTTAAACGATTGGAACAACATGACTGATGCAGACGAATTTTATTCAGGCTTTAAAGACGCTCTCGACTTTCTTGGCATATCTTGGTCGGATAAACAGTTGGCCGACGTTTACATAGACGGAAACAAAATTGTATTTGAGCATGAAGGCCGGACCGCGACCATCGAGCTGAAAGAACAAGCATGAACACCTTACGAATTGACCTTGAGACCTACAGCGATGTAGACCTGCGCAAGTGCGGTGTGCACAAGTACGCTGCAAGCCCCAACTTTCAAATCATGTTGTTTGGTTTTAAGTACGGCGACGGCCCGGCGCGCGTGATCGATCTGATGGCCGGCGAGAAAATCCCCGCTCACATCGTCAGCGCTTTGTACGACCCCTCTGTGCAAAAGACCGCATACAACGCCGCATTTGAGCTGACCTGTTTGAGCCGGCACTTCGATGAGCCCATGCCCGTCGAGCAGTGGCGCTGCACCAGCGTGCACGCCCTTTACCTGGGCATGCCCGGCAACCTGGCTGACGTCGGCAAGGTCGTCGGCTTGCCGCCAGAGAAGCAAAAGATGTCGATTGGCTGGACCCTGATTCGATACTTCTGCATACCTTGCAAAGCGACCAAGGTCAACGGCGGGCGCACACGCAACTTGCCTCATCACGACACGGCCAAGTGGAAGCTGTTCAAAGACTACTGCGCGGCCGACGTTGAGGCTGAGGCCGCCATCGCTGCCAAGATCGACAAGTTCCCAGTGCCCGGCAAAGAATGGGTCCTCTGGCATCTGGACCAGCGCATGATGAACCGGGGCGTGAAGGTTGACCGAGAGCTGGTCTATGCCGCGATTGAATGCGACACCATTTTCAAGGAGCGCTTGACCAATGAGGCCGTCAAGCTGACGGGGTTGGACAACCCCAACAGCCGAAACCAATTGATGGACTGGCTGAACGAAGAACTCAAAGAGGGCGAGGAGGCTATCACCGACGTCACCAAGAAGACCGTGCAGCGCATGCTGGGCGAGGCCCCCACCGAGGTCATCACCCGGGTGCTGCAGATCCGTCAGGAGCTGGCCAAGACCAGCGTGTCTAAGTTCCACGCGATGGCCAGGGCGATGGACGACAACGACGATTGCGTGCGCGGGCTGACCCAGTTCTATGGCGCCAACCGCACAGGCCGATGGGCCGGCCGCATTGTGCAGGTGCAGAACCTGCCGCAGAACAAACTCAAGGACATCGACCTGGCGCGCAACCTGCTGAAGGCGCGCGAGTACGACCTGCTGGAGACTTTGTTTGGCAATGTGCCTGACACGCTCTCACAGCTCATCAGGACGGCGTTTGTTGCCCGGCCAGGGGCTAGGTTCATCCCTGTCGATTTCAGCGCCATTGAGGCCCGTGTGATTGCTTGGCTGGCATGGTGTGAGTGGCGCCTTGATGTGTTCAAAACACACGGCATGATTTATGAGGCCTCGGCCTCGGCCATGTTTAAGGTTCCGCTGGAGTCGATCCAGTACAAGGGCGCCGACGGCAAGAAGCACAAGGGCGTGAACTATGCGCTTCGTCAAAAGGGCAAGATCTCCGAGCTGGCTTTAGGGTATCAAGGCGGAGCCGGCGCGCTCAAGACCATGGGCGCACTGGAGATGGGGATCGCTGAGGATGAGCTGGACGGGATCAAGGATGCTTGGCGCGCGGCCAACCTAGAGATCTCCAGCTTTGACCACCGCAGCCCCGGGCTGTGGCTTAAATGCGATACCGCATCCAAGCAGGCGGTGGCCAGGCGCACCAGCGTGAAGGTGGATGTGGCCGGCGGCCGGGCGCATTTGGTGTTTGCTTTGGAGTCGGGCTTCTTGACGATCAAGCTACCATCGGGGCGCAAGCTGTACTACGTAAAACCACGTATCGAGGCTGAGGATTTGGTGCGCGAGAACAGCAAGACCGGCAAACCTTTTATGGTGGCCAGTGCCGGGTCGCTGACCTACGAAGGCCTGGACCAGAAGACCAAACAATGGACACGCCTGTCTACTTACGGCGGCAAGCTGGTGGAGAACATTACCCAGGCGATTGCCCGGGACTGCATGGCCGACTCGATGCTGGCGCTGGACGAAGAGGATTACGAACAGCTGTTCACCGTGCACGACGAAGACGTGCTGGAGATGCCGATTGGCACGGGCTCTCTGGCCGAGGCCGAAGAGATCATGGGCCGAGCCCTGCACTGGGCGCCAGGCCTGCCGCTGCGCGCCGATGGATTTGAAACACCTTATTACATGAAAGAGATCGACTGATGGACCACGAACAAACCCCTCGCAGCTGCTCCAATTGCAAGCACGCCTTTGCTTCGCCTCTTGAGCAACCTTGCCAAAGCTGCTTGCCTCACCCTACACATGTGAATTGGGAGATAAGCGATCACCCTGTAGAAATGTTGGATGAGATGCCCACGGCCGCGCCGGGGCGCAAGTTTGATGGCGACAAACGTGACTACACCTTGCTTCCATGGGATGCACTGGAAGAGATTGTAAAGGTGTTGGAGTTTGGCGCAAAGAAGTATGACCGGGACAACTGGAAACACGTCGACGACGCCCAGCACCGGTACACCAAAGCGGCGTTGCGCCACCTTGTTGCGCACACCAAGGGCGAGGCCAACGACGCCGAGAGCGGGCTTTCACACTTGGCTCATCTTGGGTGCTGCGTTTTATTTTTACTTGCCTTGGAAAAAACAGATGACCATCCGTGAACGCATGCCCCAGGCAGCGGTGGCTGAGATGTCTGCACGCATGGCTGAGATCTTGCAACAGCGCGCCGCCCTTGGCCATGAAGACCTTGGCTATGTGGTCGAGGCGGTGGCCAAGCTAAAAGACGAAAAGCTCAAAAGCTTGATCGCCGAGCTGATTGGCTGGGGCGATGACGAACGCGCCGAACTTGAAAGCTTTATTGCGGTGGCCATCGAGGTCATGCGCAAAACCAATCCCTCAAAACTGCGCGAAGCGACACGCATTGTGGAGCTGCGCTACCTACTGAAAGAGCAATCGTGAACACCCTTTTGATGGGGGCCCTAGCGGCCCTTCTCATTGCCCTTGGAGTGGCTGTCTTTGTCCTGGTCATCGGCAGCATTTTGCTGCTGATGGCCAAGCGCTGATCAGTCCTTCTCGGATCCGCCGACGGTAAGTCCTTCTTTCAGGTTTTCCTTTTTCGTGCGCAGGCGTTCGACCAACTCGTCTGCACGCTTGGGCGTATAGAACCCGCGCCCCTCGCCCCGGTGCACAGCTTTAATCTGCTTGTCGATTTCGGCAATCAGTTTTTTGCGTTCGCTGTTTGCCATTTGTGCAGACACATCCAGGTCAACCGGCCGCACCTTGATGCCGACCGTTTGCATGGCCGCGTACTTGGCTTGGACGGGCTGGCCCATCTTGTCGGTGCCGGTGTACTCGCGGAAATACAGATCGATGTCTTTGCCAGTGGCGTTGGCCAGCGCGTTCATCACGCGGTCAAAGTGGTAGTTGAACGGAGCCACCGCAGGCGCGGCCTGCTTGTATGCCCACTCTCCCCACTTCTGACTTTTCTCGGCCGCCGTGTCTAGCTTGGCGCTGACGACGTCCTTGGCCGTGAACAGATCCCGGTTGCCGAGCAAGGCTGACAAGGTTGAAAACACCGGGCTGTTTGGCGTAAGCCAAGACGGCAACGGCAGGCCACCGGTGTTGTTGACGAAGTCGCCCATGTCGCCGCCTGGGAACATGCGGCTGATGTCCAAGAACAAAGGCAAGCCAGTCAGCTCATCCATACCAAGGCGGATAACCTTGGGTGTGCCAAAAATGCTGAGGCCCTTTTGCCATTCAGGCAAATTCTTGCGCTCTTCTTTTTCCAGGCCGTTTGCTTTGGCGCGGAACTCGGGGTCCATGAGGTAGCGCTGGGCAAGCTTCCACCATTCGTCGTCGCCGTCTCCGCCGCTGGCGCCGGCCGCGATAGCGTAGCCCATGGCATTGACCGCAGCCAAAATGGCAGCCGGACCGGCAAACCGGTGCGGGTGCTCGGCCAGGGTTTGAGCAATTATGGGCATGGCCTTGTAGGACCATGAGAAAAACGGAATGCCGATTGGCGCATCGCGAATCGTGCGCGCGCCCTTGGGCAGGTCGTCGTATGTGAAGATGTATTTCTGCGCGTAGTCAACTGCATCATCGACTTCCAAACCACGCTGGCGCGCGTCGCGGTAAATGAGGTATCGGAAATACAAGTCTTCAGCCTCATACGCCACGGCCAAAGGTTTGCGCAAACCCAAGGACGCAATGTTCCAAGCCAGGTTGCCAAGCTTTGCAGCCTGACTTTCGGTTTTGCCGGCCAATACTTTGAGCTCATCGGGCAGCATGTTGACCAGCTCTTCTTGGTTGAAAGTGCCCAAGAACAAGCCCGCGTCTTTGGCTTCTTTGACCATGTCGGAGTTGCTGACCAGATCCTTCAAGGCGCCAAAGTATTTGTGGCCATCCCAATATGAGACCCCGGCAAAGTGCGCCATGGTCACGTTGGAAGCCACGTTGTTGACGTGAGCCACAGGGTTGAGAACGGTCTTGCCCTCTTTCCATTTTGACAAGCCGGCGCGGTACAGCTTGAGCAGCTCGCCTTGCATGGCTTCGTCGTTTGAGCTCAGCTGGTCGAGCACTTCCTGCGGCACCCACATGTCAGCCAGGGCGCCGTAGCGTTTGGCGTTGGTGTCTTCGACTTTGGTGGCCGGCACTTGAGCAAACCCAGGCTGCTCGGTGCGCGAGGCAAGATCGGATGCGATGCGCTCATACAGCCGGCCCAGGGCGATGTCGCGCTGGCTTCGGTTGTAACCCATCACAAAGCGAAACATGGCGTCGCGAATCTCGCCCATGTTTTCGCGTTCGTCTTTGGTGTAATCGCGCCACACCATGATCACGTCATGCTTGGCCGAGTCAAACTTGGCGTCGCGAACTTCCCAGCCTTCGGCCAGCCAGTCATTGAGGTCTTCGACGTTGATTGTCTGGAACAAACCCCGGCTTTTGAGACTGGAGCCGCCGATACCTTGCATGGTTTTCTGGCGGCCAAGCAAAGCCTTGGCTGCTTTCACCCAGCCTGCGGCTTCAGACTTCAACGTCTGTTCATAAAAGCGCGGCAGATACTGGCCATCCCACCGGCCGGCGGCTTCTTTGGACAGCATGCCCAGGCGCACCAGCTCATTAGACTGCTCCGTCATCAAGGCCTGCATGGACGCGGCCAGCTCAAGCACGCGCTTGGGCGGAATCACACCAAAGGCAAGCTGGCCTTCAATGACGTCGCTGATCATTTGGCGTTCGTCTTCTGGCAGCTCTTGCAGGTTCTTGGCCACGTCGACTGTGAGGTTGCGAGCCTTGGCCACTTCAACTTTCATCTGACGCATGTAGCGCGACAGCTCAGGGCTGACGGGCTTGAGCGAACCGATGAGGGGCGTCTTCTCCAAAAGGGTGTTGGCCACATCGCCAACATACCGGTAAGCCTTGGCGCCTGCGCCAAAACGGAACCGGCCCAGGGCGTCGCGGCTGACGATCCAGCCGTCTGATTCTCGGCCGACTTGTTTGTTGCTGAACGCGATTGGCGCGCCGGTAACATCTGTTTCGGTCTCGCTGAAGGTGGCATTCTTGGCCAGGACCAGGGGACCAATTTGAATTACCTCGTCGGCCTGCAGCACAGGGCGCATGGTATCGCGATCGTAAAAATAGCTGTGACGGAATGGATCCATGCCGACCTGAGTCCAAGCCGGATCTTTCAAGGCAGCGTCTGCGCGCACTTGGGCGGCAGATACACTGATGGGTTTCCATTTCCCAAAAACTGTGGCAATTGTGCCTTTGGCTGAGCCTGTTGCAATCTTGGCTGCAGCCTTTTGATTCATACCAAAGTAGGCGTCAGTGATCGCGGCCACGGACTCATAACCAACGACTTGGCCGGCGTCATACGCGGCTTGCACATTGGTGTTGGTGGACTTGGGCGTGTGCACACTGACAACCCAGGCGTCGTGGTTTTGATAGGACGGTATGTCCAGGCGCAGCTGGGCAAAGTCTCCGGCTTTCAATTCTTTGGACGGCAGGCCGTACTTGGCCGCCTTTTCAGAACTCTGACCCCGGCCTGTTTCCAAAGCGTAAATTGCTTCGGCTTTGGTGGTGATGGCCGGCACAGCAGCATAAGGGTAGACGGGGCGCAGCTCGTCCACCATGCGGTTGTATTCGTCCAGGGTGATTTTGCCTTCTTGCAGATCGGTTACGCCCTGTTGAAGCGCTTCGGTGCGTTTGAAACGATCGGCGCTTGTGCCCTCGACCCGGCTGGCGGCAGCGTTCTTTTGCTCTGCCCGGTTTACGGCGTATCCTGGTTGGCCAGGCTCATTCCGTTCTTGAACTGTTCCTTCACCGCTCGGTCGAACGCCTGCGCGTTTGCCCTCGCCTCCATTTGTTTTGCTGGAGACATTGGCGCCCGTGGTCGAGTCGTAGACGGTTTGGCTGATCCAGCCTTCGGCAAGGGCTTTGTCTGTTTCATCTTTAAATTTCTCCAATAAACCTTCGCGAGTAACGGCGGGCACGTCGGCAAGCGTAGAAAACACGGCGTTGTTGTGGCCGCGCGAGTTGTCAATTACAGCGATTTTAAAATCGGGGTTGCTGCCAAACGTCTCTTCGAGTTTGCGCACGACTTCGCTGGACCCGGCATGCCCCTTGGCCAAAGCGTCAAGAGGCACAGTGCGGCCCTTCTTCATGGCCCGGTCAAGCACGCCACCCTTTCGGTTGGCTAAGGCATCGACAGGTTCCCGATACACATAGGCTATGCGGACGCTCTGGTTGTTGTCAAGGGCAAGCTGGACATTCTTGACCGCCTTGTCGTAGTTTGACAACGTGCCGTCAAGGATTGTGTTTGCCCTGTCCATTTCGGCGCTGAGCAGGTGTTCGGCGCTGGACTTACCTGCCCCACCACCGCCGGCCATAAAGACCACCAAGGCCCCGTCAGGTGCGTTGGCCATGCGTTTTTCAAACGATGTCTGGGTAAACTCGCTGGCGGCTTCGTGCACTTCAAAAGCACGGCTGCGATCTGCGCGGTATTCAGGCGACAGCTCACGCGCCTGGTCGGTATCTAGCAGCTTGCCGCCCTTGGTAGCAGGCAAAGAGCTGTACTCGCGCACGGCTGCGTCAAAGTCGGAAAAGATTTTTTGTCTCAGGCGGTCATCGAGATTGTCTTGCTTAAGGCTGAACGCAGGCGCGGCCCCGCCGGGCATCCGCGCAGCAAAGGATGGCAGCAGCTGCTTCAGGCCACCATCCAGCAAGAACGCTTTAAAGGCAGCCTGGCCGGTGATGACCTGACGTCCGCCGTCAGCATTTGTGAAAGCGTAGGTACAGGTCGTCATCGGTTTACTCTCCCAGCTCTTGGTCGATCAGGAGCATGCCGGCTTTGTCTTGGTCGACCAGCTCGATGCGGGCCAACAAATCGCCATACTCGCCAACGCTGGTGCGCTGGATCTCCAAGAACTGAAGCAAGAATTGCTGAACCACTGGGTCGCTGTCAGCCTGGGCGTACCACTTTTTGTAGTCGTTGTACAACTCCAGCTCGGTCTCGTAACCCAGCTCGATGGCGTCGCTTAGCGTTTTGATGGACTCGTTCATGGCCTCGACCATGGGGATCTTGGCCTCTGTGCCGACGTCGTTTTGGAACTCGACGTGGCGCTGGTAGTGAGTCAACTCGTCAGCGCTCTCGTTCAAAAAGAACTTGGCGGCGCCAAAGTAGCCGATGCGCTGCAGCGCGTTGGCGATGTGCTTGTACAGGTTCGATGCGTACAGCTCCGAGTGAACGGCGTCGTCCAGCATAGCCTTGTGCTCGGCCGAGATAATCATTTTTGGAAGCATGTGCATGATGGTCCTTAGTCGCAGTTGATTTTAACCAGGCCGGAGTCATCCAGCTCGGCCAGAATGTCGAGAAAATTGTCTTGCACGAATTTAATTTGTGCGCCGTCCGGCCGTGAAGTAAACGCCGTCTCGGCTTTGGCCTTGGCCATGCCGCGTTTGTCTAGCCCGGCGAAAACTGATTCTAAATCTGGCGTTGCACCAGAAGCAAGCTGATCGCGCAGGCGCGCTACATCCTCGGTCTTTAATCCGAGGTTGCGAATGTCTCCCGCCGAAAGGTTGGCAAGTTCTTGGAGGCTGTTGTAAGCCCGTCGGACCACAGGTGCTGCGTTATCAGCTCCTTGAATCCTTCCAGCCGGTCCATTGTCACCGCCTGGGGCCCGTCCTTCTGCACCACGGAATGTATCGCGTTGTTCAGCAGGGTTACCTGTTGCGGCGCCAAAGTAATCTGGTCCGGTTGAAACACCTGTCTCACCCGTGCGTACATAGCGTTCAATGACTGATTTTCTGTCGGCATCTTTTCCTTTCCAGCGCATGACCACCACATCAGGATAGCCATCCGCTTCTTTCCAACCGCCCTTGGCCCAGAAGGCTTTTAGGTCGGACAATTTATTTGCGTCGTAGTAGCTTGCGTCAAACGGGATCGTGCCGATTGTCTCGAAGCCAAACTGACCATACATTTGGGGCAAGAATCCGTCAGGGAAGCGCTTGCTTTTGACAGCAAACGCATCTAATACGGTGGCGCCCTCAGCGATGGCCTTTGTAATGATAGCAGGAGTTGCCACTCCTGACGCTCCCGGTTCGTTGTTTGTAACCGACACTACCTCAACTTCGTTGTCCTTTATTCCGTCGACCATGTCGGCGTACCAGGGCTTACCCCGCTTCAGGCCAAAGAAGATTTGGAGGTTCTTGTTGCCGCCCTCTTTACCAAGCTGGTAAATTTTGAACGACCCGTCCTTGACGCCAGCCTTCACCTCGTCGGCGTCGTAAAGCGTCAGGGCCGCAGCTCCTTCATTGGCGCGCAGGGCATCAACGAACTCGGTGGTCGAGATGCCGCCGGTGGCTTTTGTCTTGCCGGATTCCAGCCACTGGTTGTTGGCCAAGGCCAGCGAGGCCTGAGCCTGGCGCGAGGACGTGATGTTTTCGTAGCCGCCTTCGCCCAGGGCATCGGCGATTTCCGAAGTAATTTCCTGAATGGGCAAAACCCGATCAAAGGCATACCAAGCGCCAACTTCTTTATTGGCCAGGGTAGGCACCTTATTATCAAAGTAATCCCGGAAAATCAATTCGTAGTTGACGCCCTTGGCCAGCTTGCCGACAACGCGCCCACGCAAACCCAGAGGGTAAGAAGGGTGCATCTTTGTACCAGCCTCGCCCAGCTTTACCGTTGGGTTTGTCTTGTCGATCTCGATCACCAGCATGGTGTCGCCCTGACGGTATCCGGCGTATTCAAGGTCCAAGGTCTCCCGACGAAAACGGTCCAGGTTGGGCAGGCCCAAAGCCTGCGCCTGTTTCGTCTCCAGCATCTTGGCCAAGGCCCCGCGCTGGTCGAAGGACAGACCGTCGATGTAGCCGAGAATGCCGGGGCTTTCAAACCCGGGGAAGTCGGGCAACGAGTTTTTGTTTTCCGAGGACTGGACGATTTTGTCGAGCGCCAGCAGGTTGTCCGGGGTGATGCGCTTGTCCCGCAGGTAGGCTTCAACCGTCTGGATGTAGGCCTGCGACACGGTGGCGTTGGTCAGGTGGCTGTTGTCGTTCATGGCGTGCACGAGGACGTAGTCCGACTCGTTCACCTTGGCCATGATCTTGGAAAGGGTCGCGCCCCCGCGCACCGCCCACACCACGTTGGCCTTTGTGTTTTCCGGAAGGCGAACAAAGTTCGGACCGCCCAGCATCTCAACCGGGAACTCCAGTTGGCTGCCGTCGATTCCGGTGTAGCTGATACCCGCTGTGGTCAGGTCCGCCTTGATCCCCATAACCCGTTTCCCGATTAGGTCACGGATGGTGATGGTGGGGATGCTGGTGAGGTTGCGTTGCTTGGCAGAAAACTTGATGCCGTTAAGCTCAAGCTCGGTACTTGTTTTCGTTACAGGGACGGGGCCTTGTCGTTCTTGATTTCTCGCACCAACTGCGCCGCCAACCTGAAGGCCTCCTCCCGTTCCGCGTCCGTGGTAGGCGCGTAAGGCTGCAATGGTGTCTGCTCTTGCTTCAAGGATTTTGTCATAGCTCTCCACCTTTGCCGGGTCGGTGCCCAGGCGTACTTGGTTAAAGGCCCACAGTGCGGCTTGCACTTGGCGGGGTTCCCATTCTAGCCGAGCGGCAATGATTTTAATCCGCTCTTTGGCAGAGGCGATCTGCCGTGGGTTGGGCGTCTTCGTGTTGAAGAACAACATGGCAATGTGGCGGTCTACTGCAATGGCGTCAACGTCGCCCTCGTTTGCCTGGCCGTATTGCGAAATTTTTGCACCCGCAAGTTTTTCATCATTGGCAATGCGGTCCAAGTTTTTAATAACCGCAGGCAGATACCCCGTAAAGGGTCGGCCAGACAGCAGCTGGTCATACGCTTTTAACGCCAAGGTGACGTTGCCTTTGACGCCGGTCGCCTGGCTTGTTGCCGAAAGTAATTTTTGAAAAAGGTTTGAATCTTCGCCAAACGTATCAACAATTGTTTTTTCGTGTCGGGTATACCAAGTGCGCCAAGAGCTCTGCGAATCAGCGGCGGCGACCAGCTCTTCAATGCTTCGACGGATCCGGCCTTCAGCCACGGTCTTTTGTTTTGCGCTGAAGCGCACATCGCTGCCAATCCTGGCCAACTCGACGTTGGCGGCTTCGGTCTGCCCGGCCGGAATTTGCAAATTGCCCATGCGGACCTGGGCGCCGGGGATGTTTGTCACGTCGATGGCATTGGCTTCGCGTGAGAGTAAACCCTTAGTCAGCGTGGTGGGCGCGGCGACCTGGGGCGCGGCAGCAGCCAGGGGTTGTCCGATGGCGCGCACCGGCACGGCCTTGTGCTTTTGGCCAAGCAGCACGACTGCCGATTGATTGTTGCCGAACGGTGCCATGTAGCCGTCAAAGCCGGCATTGATCACAGCCGACTCAAACGCGTTGGCGTCGACCTGGGGTTTGATCAGGCGGGATGCTGGGTCGTAGATGTTGTTGAGCTGAACTTCATGGGCGTGGCCACCAACGCCAGATTCTGGCCGAATGCCGGCGCCCTGGTCGGCGTAGAAGTAGACCCGATTTTTCAGACGCGGGTCTGTGCTGGCATCCAGACGTGTGGCCTCGGCGCCCTTCAGTCCTCGGCCGTAGTAAGCCCCGCTCAGCGACTGACGGGGAGTTGTTGAGTAATGTCGGCCGACAACGGAGACGGCGCCCTCACGGGCTGTACCGTAGCTGGGGATCTCACCGCCCCCACCGAGTGCAGGTATTTGTCCAGCTGTGCCTGCAAGGCCTGGTGCGACTTCACCTCCTGGGGTGACATTGATTCGTTCATTTGTTTCTCCTTGCTGCTGACTGAAAGCCAGGGGCGCGGTTGCTGGGGCAGACTGTTGAAGTGTGCCGTTGCGGAACGCCACCATGGCATCACGCGCAACCATCTTAGCTTGATTTAGGTCTTTCAGGTAGCTATCTACCTTGACCGATTCCAGTTCAGTTTTGTCTTTGACGCCGCGCAACCGGACCAGCATGTTGTCCAAAATGCCAATCCACTTTTGCACGAAACCGCCAAAACCCTTGGGGTCTGCCTTGGCCAGGTCGGCCAGGAATGTCCGATCCGTGGCGCGGTTGCCCATGAAGTCGGCCGCCATTTCTGAACGCAAAGTCTGGCCAGAAAGAAGTTGCTGTAAGCGTTGTTCCCGCGCAACAGGGTCGGCGATGCGGGCTAGTTCTTTCTTGTGCAAAAAGTTTTCAGCGTATGAGCGCTTGCCCGCTTCGGACATATCGTCAAACAAACTGTGAATCGATGACACATATTGCTGCGCCGGTGTGTCAGTGCGCCCGGCCTGAGTATCCGCTTCTGCAATACGCTCGGCAATGTGAAAGTTTTCGTGAAAAGCTGTGGGCGCAATACCTTTTTGAGTTTTGGTATTTATTGCAATTGCGCCGCCCAGTTCAAAACCGTCTGCGCCATTGGGATCAGCATAGGCCACCACGGGGCCTGTGACGCCAAGGGCTTTGCCTATGGCGGTGACTGCGGCTTCATCCGATTTTGCGGGCGCGGCAAGGGTTGGGACCGCGACGTTGTGTTGAGCCGCAGTTTCGTCTAGCCTGGCTTGGAGATCGGCACGGGCCGTGTCTCCAGTTCCCGTAACAGGGGCGTTAGACACCCGCCCTTGGGCGGCGCCCAAACCGAAATTGGTTTCGGGGGCTGCAGGAGCCACGGCACTTGGCGGCTTGGGGGTGAAAGTGATTGAGCCATCGTCGTTCTCCGTTTGATCAAACTCGCGCGCCAGTGTACGCCGATCGCCCAGACGCATCTGCCCCAGCTCAGCCGGAGTCATGGTTTTAACGGCCACAGGAGGCGCTTCAACCACTGGGGTAGGCGCTGCTATGGGCGCGGCTTCGATCGGGGCTACAGCGGGCGCCTGCTCAGCCTGGCGGGCAGTCAGCTCAATGGCTGCACCGCGCCGGGTCATCGCGTGAACGGACTCGTCATTGACGATCTCAGTCAGCTTGTCGTCAGTAAGATTCGCAACAGGTTCGCCTTGAATGCTTTGAGGACGGGGTGCATTCAGGCGCAGCTTGTCTAGGCCAAACAGTTTCTCGGTCTCGGGGTTAACCGCTGGCAACGGGGCCGGGGCTGGCGCAGCAGGCAAGCCGGGAACCGGTGGCAGCTCGGTCAGGATAGCGGGGGCTGGCGCAGCAGGCAAGCCGGGGATAGGCGGCAGCTCGGTTGGCGCCGTGACCTCGGGCAGAGTAGGCGCGGCAGCGGTTGGGGGAACAATGGTGTTTGGGACCAAAAGCTCATCCACTGAGCCAGCCATCAGGTTGGCGGCGGCGACCACATCTTCGGCCGAGGTTGCTTTGCCAAACGCTTGCCCGGCCTGCGCCATCTTGGCAGTCTGCTGCGGCGTGATGATGTTGGCGTCATACGACTGAACATCAAGCAGGCGGCGGGCGACTACGTCAGCCGGAGCGGCATATTGGGCGCCGGCTACGTCTTGCGCAAAGGCTCCACCAAAAGCGCCAGCGCCGCCTTGAAAAGCTTTGACCGTTTGAGGGATGGCCAATGGGCCTTGCATAAAAGCGCCCAGTACGGCGGCATCCGTGACTTGGTCAAGTAAGCCAACATTTTTTCCTTCGACAAATTTGTCAACGCCGTTTTGAAAAATTTGCGTAGTGGCTTCTTCAATCGATCCGGCCACGGCCTGAGCGGTAACGACTTTACCGGTTGCAGCCAGGGCTCGACCAACAGATTGAACCGTCGGTGCTTGCAAGCTCAGAGGCAATTTACTCAGCGCAGAAAAGCTGTGATCAAAAATTCCAAGGGTGGCTTTTTCTCCCAGAATTTCAGCTCCGCCTTTGAGCACGGCGGCCAAAGAACTGTCGCCTTCGCCATAGGCTTGGCCGGCGGTTTGAGCGCCCATGGCTGGAAGCATGAACGGCCGAGTGACGGGCGCCAAGGCAGCAATAAAATTGCCAACCATTTGCGGAGCTTGTGCAGTTAAGTTGAGGCCAAGCCAAGAAGCAAATTCGCCTTTGGATACGGCACTAGCCAGGTTTTGTTTTCCGGCTTCCGGCATTGCGCTTTTGGCGCTGACGGCAAGGCGATCTGCCCAGTCATAAGTAGGTGCCCGGACATTGAAACCTTCAGGCTCAAGCTGTCCGCCAGAAAGCAGGTTGACTGTTTTCGCGGCAAAGTCGACCATGGTCGGAATGGCGTTGGCCAAGCCGGACACGATTTGACCAGAGCCAGAAGCCAAGGCGCCAAGAACAGGGTTCTCTTTGGCAAAGGCTTCGGCGCTTAAATCTTGACTGGCCAAATTGATTTTGTCGGCCATGGCCGCCAAGCCGGTATCCGCTTGGACCACACCCCGTGTGGCTTCATCCAAGCGCAAAGCTTTGTCGACGCGCTGGCTTTCGGGTATGTCTTCTCTGACGTCAAAAGGTTTCTGAGAAACGTCTGGAAAAGTAACAAGAGCAGGGGCTTCTGTGCCAAGCTTCTTGATGCTTGGAGCTGTGCGAGCGGCGTTCGCGATAAGGCCAATCATGCCTTCGCGGCCCTGACTCAAATCTTTGTTGCGAACGTCTTCGGCTTGGACATCAGCCAAAAGCCGTTGCGCGGCCTGCGCTTGAGCGTCAGTGCCATTTGCCATTTCAGACAAAGCGTCGCGACGTTTCTCGGCAGGCAGATTGGCAAAGCTGCTGCGCACCGAGTCGATGTATTCCTGGCGCAGCATACCGCCAGGTTTGCCCAAGCGTTCTTCTTGGTACGCTCGGGTTGCTTGAGGCGTATTCAGCACCGACTTGACGGACGGCGCGGGCTCCATGCCATAGGGCATTTCAGCGCCGCCCAGGGCGTTGCCCATGGCGTCGGTGTACTCGGCTGCAGCTGGCGGGGTTTCAGCCCTGGCCACGGGCGCAGCCTCTGGCGGGCGTACATAAGCAGACGCGGGCGCAGAGCCACGGCCTCCGCCAGCCTCTGATGGTTTTACGCCTTCAGGAAGTTCGCGCCTTGCAGCGTCTTCAACCGCATACCCGGACCACCAATTGTCTTTTGACTCGGTCGCCGGAGCGTAGGATTCCCACCAGTCTTTTGCCATATTTTTTACCTGAAACGGATGGAGCCATCTGGGGCTTTGAAGCGAGTGCCTGGCGCAAGTTTAGCAACTTCGGCGGCCGACTTAGGTTCGGGCAAGCTTGCGCTTGAAGGAGCGGCTGGCGCGGTAGCGCTGGGTCCTTTGGCTTCCCAAGAATTAAGGCGAGTGCGGGCCGTGGACACCGCATCAATCGCGTCTTTTGCGGCTTCAAGTTTGGCTTTAGAAGTCGGGTCTGATTCAGCGCGTTTTCTCAGACGACTTAACTCTTCATTGACGTTGGTCGTGTTAACGCCAAGATGTTCTGCCAAATCGTCTTTTGCCGATTTGAGTTTTCGGTCCAGGTCCATCGTGGTTTCACGGTGATCGCGTCCGCCGGTATCTTTGTTCGCCCGAGTCTCCGCCGCCCCGGCCATGCGGGCGGTGCTGTTAGCGTTTTGAGCCAGGATGTCCAGGCGGGCATTGGTGCTTGCTTCAAAAGCTTCTTGCTTTTTGACTCGGTTTTCTTCGCTGATTTCTTTAAGGACGGCAGTGCGTTGATCTTGCAAATCTTTGATAGTGCTTGAGTGCGCGCCGGCTTCCATAGCGGCTTTAACCGTGTCCGAAGCTGCTTGCAAACGCGGATTTTCTTTTTGGATCAGACCGGCGTCCTCATACACTTTTCGGTATTGCGGGTTTTTATCAACCAACTCTTTGATTTGTTCAGGCGTAGCCGCAGGCGATTCGCCCGCAACTTGAGACCCATACTGGCTGATCTGCGCGACCTCGCGCTCGTTTGGCATTTGCTGAGCCCGAGCTTCAGCTGCTGTAATTTCCTTAATTTTGCGCTGCTGCAAAGCCTCATCCGCAGCTTTGACTTTTTGCTCGCGATAGTCAACCATCGCCTCTTGGCTTTTCAAAGCATTGGCCGAGCGTTGATCTTCGCGTTCAGCCAAAGCCCTGGCGCGTGCGTCTTCGCGTGCAGCCAAGGCCTCTTGCTCGCCCTGGCGCGCATACATGCTGCCGATCATCGAGCCGGTGTCTGCCAGGCTTTTGCCCAGCGCGCCCCAAATCAATCCGCTCATACAGGTGCTCCTTGTGCTGGAGGCGCAGCTGGCGCCGGGGCCATGGGTGCAGGTGCAGGTGCAGAGCCCTTCTTCTTAGCCACGGCCTGGTTGAAATCTTCAGGGTTGACTTGGCTCATGGCTTGCTGCAGCTTTGACGTGTCGACGCCTTGCTCGCCCAGGTAGCGCAGAATCATGTCCTTCAAGGCCATCGCGATGTCCGACGGTTTGAGATCAATGTGCGCCGCCTCTGCAATGTCGGCAACCTCTTGCAAAATCTTGGCCGCCAGCAAGGCGAATAGCTCGTCCGGCACTGAGCCCTTGGTCTTCTCATCCACCAGGGCGGTCATACTGTACGCGGTGTTGGACAAAGCCTCGACTGGGTCGCGAGACTTCTTCAAGCTGTCTGCAACATGCTTTGCGCCGCCGTTGCTGTAAAGCGCTTGCATTGCAAAAGTCAAAGCCGCTTTATAGGCCGGGTTCGAGTTGGCGTCAGGCGCCTGTTTCGGCATTTGGTTTTTGATCATTCCGGCCATGATAAATCCTTAAGTGTTCCAGAGTCGGGTACCGACGTTGGCGTTGTATCTGTTGCGGTTTTGATTGGCTACGTTTTCTGCAGCAGCGCCCTGGATCAAGCCGCCAGCAATGTTGGTTCCGGCCAAGATGGCCATGCCTTTGCCGGTGGTTCCCAGACCGTTCCAAAAGCTTGTGCCGGTAGCCTGGTTCATGGCGCTATTGACGAGGCCACTGCCGCTGCTTGGCGCATTGATTGCGTATGAAGGATTGAAACCGGCGGTTGGGTTGTAGCCGGGCATGCCTGGACCAGGCATGGCCGCGCCGCCAGGGGCCGCGCTGGCCGCAGTATTTGCGCCCATGCCAGTGGCGTCATTGATGGCGCCTTGAACAAGACCTTGATTGGTTCCGGCATTGCCCAAAGCAGTGTCGGTCAAAGCAGTTGACTCCGCAGCGGGAAGCACGGAGCTGCCTTCAGCTATCGTGCCGGCAGCCGGAGCTGCGCCCGCGCCGGTTCCAGCCATATCGCCTGTTACGCTTTCAACACCCGACAGGGTGCTACCCGTGCCGGCTTCAGTTGCACCGGTCAACCCCGCCCAGGCGTTACTGATCCCCGTCGCCGCGTTCGATAATCCCGCCGACGCCCCCTCGAAGAATGATCCCCCACCGGCAAGGCCTGCCTCACCAAAGCCGCCCATCAGGGCAGCGCCGCCAAAGTAGATGGCCGCACCCATGATCAGAGCCTTGCCCAAGCCGGAACTGGCAACGCTTTTGACGATGTCAGTCACGCCCTTCACGACACCGCTTATGGCGCGGCCGATCCCAGAAACAATACTGCTCATGATTCAATCCTTCTCAGGTAAGTAAGGGTCGTGCTCTCGCGTGAGAACCCGACTTTCTTCAAAAATTTAATGATGCGCGGATCAACTCCGGGCTCCAGGGAAAATACTGCAATCTTGATACCGGACCGGCTCTTGACCCAGGCTGCAAATTCGCGCAGCAAAGGAAGGCCAGCGCCCGGTACACGGGTGTAAAACAAAAGCACAGAACACTGCATGCGCTCAAACCAAAAGCCTTGCTGCACACATGCCGCAACGGCCGCAACCACTTTGCCATCCGAGTCTTCTGCCACCCACATAAAGTGGGCCGGATTCAAACAGACCTTTGCTGTTTCGGCCATTGCCTCACGCGAGATCTTGACCGGCAAGGGATCACGCGAAACCGACTCCACCGCGATGTCAACAATCGCGGGGACGTCAGTGAGTTTGGCTTTGCGAAAGATCATTCGTTTTAATAGCCGCCGTAGTTGTCGTAGGTGTTGTTGTCAGGAGGAGCAGAGGTAGTAGTCGCCGCTTTAGGCGGTGCTGCAATCAACGGCACGGTTGTATTTTGGAAAGCGTTTGACCATTTCAAAGTTGAGTTGGCTGTATCAATTACGTTTTGAATAGCATTGGTTTTTGCCGTGCCATCCAAACTGCCATCGGCCTGAATGTTGTTTATCGCGGTCAGCGTGTTCTGTGCGGTCTGCAGCGCAAAGCCCTTGGACACGGTGGCCTGCTGAAATTGATTCTGCAAAGTCGCAATCGCAGTTTGCTGCGTGCGGTCCAGCCCGGCCTGGGTAGACTGGAACGACTGTTGCAAGCCAAGCAGATCTTTGGCCGATGTGATCTGAGTGTTGGCAATGTTGGTCTGCTGAGTGCGATCCAAAGCTGATTGCGCAGTTTGAAAATCTTGCTGTGCTTTTTGCAAAGTGGACTGAGCCGTCAAGCTCTTGTCGGTAATCGCTGTCTGCTGCGCACGGTCCAGGGCTGTCTGAGCCGACTGGAATGTTTGCTGAGCAGTTTGCAGATTTGATTGCGCGGTTGTCTGCGCAGTCTGCATTGTGGTTTGCTGCTGACGGTCGAGTTCTGACTGGGCGCCGGCAAAATCCTGTTGTGCTTTTTGCAAAGCCTGCTGAGCGCCAATGCTCTTGTCGGTCATCGCTGTTTGCTGCGCACGATCCAAAGCGGACTGGGCGGTCTGGAACTGCTGCTGCGCGCCCTGCACGTCTTTCTGCGCAGTGATCTGCAAGTTGGCGATCGCGGTCTGCTGAGCCCGATCTAAGCCCGACTGAGCGCCGGCAAAATCCTGTTGTGCTTTTTGCAGCGCAGCCTGTGCGCCAATGCTCTTGTCGGTCAAAGCGGTTTGCTGTGCACGATCTAGCGCGGTCTGAGCCGATTGGAAATTTTGTTGTGCAGTCTGAACACCAGTTTGATAGGTCTGCTGTGAAGTCTGCAACGCTGTTTGTTGCGAACGGTCCAGCTCTGACTGGGCACCGGCAAAGTCTTGCTGTGCTTTTTGCAGCGCAGCCTGAGCGGCCAAGCTCTTGTCAGTTTGCGCGGTCTGCTGTGCACGGTCCAAGGCCGTCTGCGCAGCCTGGAATTGCTGCTGAGCGCCCTGCACATCTTTCTGGGCGGTGATCTGCAAGTTGGCGACCGAGGTCTGCTGCTGACGGTCAAGCTCTGACTGGGCACCGGCAAAGTCTTGCTGTGCTTTTTGCAGCGCAGCCTGAGCGCCTAAGCTCTTGTCAGTGATCGCGGTTTGTTGTGCGCGGTCCAGGGCTGTCTGAGCCGACTGGAATTGCTGTTGAGCGCCTTGAATGTCTTTCTGCGCGGTGATCTGCAATTGAGCGACACCGGTCTGCTGCTGACGGTCGAGCTCAGCCTGGGCACCAGAGAAGTTCTGTTGCGCGGTCTGCAAGGCTTGCTGGGCAGCCAGGCTTTTGTCAGTGATTGCGGTTTGCTGCGCACGGTCCAGCGCGGTTTGCGCGGCCTGGAATTGCTGTTGGGCGCCCTGCAGGGTTTGCTGTGCAGTGATTTGCATGCCGGCAACAGAAGTCTGCTGCTGACGGTCGAGTTCGGCTTGGGCACCGGAAAAGTCTTGCTGTGCCTTTTGAAGCGCGGCCTGCGCGGCCAAGCTCTTGTCGGTCGTTGCTGTCTGCTGCGCACGGTCCAGCGCGGTCTGTGCTGCTTGGAATTGCTGCTGCGCGCCTTGAATATCTTTTTGCGCAGTGATCTGCAGCTGGGCAACGCCGGTCTGCTGCTTACGGTCGAGCTCGGCTTGGGCGCCAGAGAAGTTCTGTTGCGCGGTCTGCAAAGCCTGCTGGGCGCCAAGGCTCTTGTCAGTCAAGGCTGTCTGCTGCGCGCGATCCAGCGCTGTCTGCGCGGCCTGGAACTGCTGTTGTGCGCCTTGCAAAGTCTGCTGAGCGGTGATCTGCAAAGTAGCAACGCCGGTCTGCTGCTGACGGTCGAGCTCAGCCTGAGCGCCAGAAAAGTCTTGTTGCGCTTTCTGAAGCGCGGCTTGCGCGGCCAGGCTCTTGTCAGTTGTCGCTGTCTGCTGCGCACGGTCCAGCACTGTCTGCGCTGCTTGGAATTGCTGCTGTGCGCCCTGCAGGGTTTGCTGAGCTGTGATCTGCAACTGGGCAACGCCGGTCTGCTGTTGGCGATCGAGCTCGGCCTGAGCTCCTGCAAAATTCTGTTGCGCAGTTTGCAAAGCCGCCTGAGCAGCGATACCTTTATCGGTCTGAGCGGTTTGCTGCGCACGGTCCAGCGCTGTCTGCGCTGCTTGGAATTGCTGCTGTGCGCCCTGCAGGGTTTGCTGAGCTGTGATCTGGACGACGTTTTGGCCAGCTGTGAATTGCTGTTGGCTTTCCTGCAAAGCAGTTTGTTGGCCACGATTCAAAGCCTGCTGAGCCGCGTCAAAGTTTTGCTGCGCAGTCTGCAAGGCCTGCTGAGCACCGATGCTCTTGTCGGCCAAAGCGGTTTGCTGGGCGCGGTCGAGCTGAGTTTGCGCAGCCTGGAAGTTCTGAGTCAGCTGGGCTTGCTGAGCCGTAAACGCCTGGGCGCCGGTCTGCAAACCAAATTGATTTTGCGCATTGGCATTGAACTGGCCGCCAGTGTTGATGGCCTGTTGATTGGCCAAGGCCCGGTTGGCGTAGGTCGTTGCGTCGGCATTGGCGATTGGGACCGCCTTCTCCAGCATGGCAGCCACGCCAGCGCCCTGAGCCATGGAGCTGTTGACCAGGCCCCGCGCGGCCATGCCTTGGCTGGCCTGTGTGCGAGCCAGCTGCATGAGCTGGCTGTCTTTGGATAGGATGCTGCCCAGCTGACCAGCTGTGGTCTCTGTGGGCGCGTTGACGGTGCTTTGTTGGGTGCCGAACTGGGCAGCGGTGGCCGGGCTTGTTGCCGAGGCGTTTGTGGCGGGGATAAGGGAGCCCTGAGCTGGCGCCTGATTGACTGTTTGGTCAGCCCCGGTCTGCGGAGTTTGGCCGGCAGCCGCCCCGGCGGCGTCAGTTACGGCGGCTCCGGATTGAATGTCGAAAGGGTTTGCTGTTGCCATTATTGCTCCACGATTGAAAAAGCCGCATTAAAGCGGCTTCATGCGGGCGCACGGGCCCCGCCAGAATTTTATGCCAATATGCGCGTTTGCGCAAATCGGGTCTTAAGCGTAGGCGCGAGTGCCTGCTTTGTCGATGATCAGCTTGCTTTTACGGGCAGCGGTGGACACTGAGTTGGGCACGCTGATGTGAGTCCAACGATCAAACTCACGGATGACCTGGTCGTAGGCCAGGGGGCTGGCGATGATTGCTTTGACCACTTCGTCGGGCGTCATGCCCGGCACGCGGATGTCAGCCGCGCAACCGACTCGATGCTGGCTGGTGTCCTTGGATCCAACGGCGTCGTTCACTTGTTTGGACCTGAACGCGCTGTTGACCATGATCGGCTTGCCGCCCAGGATCACTTTGACCTGCTCCAAGAAGTCGGCCAGACGAACCAGGTTGGCCAGCTCGTCGCCGTTGGGAGTGTTGTCAAACTCGCGATGGTCTGTGTGCGTGAGCTCTTCAAGAGTGAAGTGTGGGGTAAGGTTCATGGTCAGTGCTTGTGTGAGTTGCCAAAGTAGTACGACAGGATCAGCATGTTGGCTGCATCCAAAGAACCCAACATCCGTATCACGATCTCGCGCATGGCATCGGGAATGTTGTTGTTCAGCAGCAGAATGTTGACGGTCGCCCAAAGAATGAAGACACCAAGCGCCAGAGCAGGGGTGACCATCTTTGAGTACCAAGGTGCCGAGGCGCTGGTGGCGATGGACAACTCCCGATTACGGGCACTGTCTCGGTCAGCCGAGTCCAGCTTGGCGTATTCCAACTCTAAGTCAGCCAGCTTCTGCGCTGCTTGTGGGTCTCCTGCGATGGCTTTCGCCACGGCTTCGACAGAATCAGATACGCCAAATTTAGAGGCAATAGCACTGACAGCAGCACCGCCCAAAGGGCCAGCAACGGCGGTAGCCAAAAGAGGCGCAGCGCCCCTGATGAGAGAAAGTAGTTCATCCATATTTGCCCCAGTTGTAAACTTAAAAAGTTTGGTTGTAAACTTAACCCTTGAGTTTGTAAACAACAAATTCAAAAGTGCCCCAACAAATCAGGCCACCTACTATACACCCGCAAAATCCGTAAAACAAAATGTTGAGCGTCTCAGCCAGGTTTTCGCGCTTGAGCTTTTTGGCCTCTTCAGCCTCGCGCTCTTCGCGCCTGCGATTTGATTGGATCAAGTTGTACTCCGCTTGAATCGCTTCCCACACATCGCCTTGGCCCGAGTAGATCAGTTGCTCTTTGAGCTTCTTCTCTGCATCCCTGAGCGCCTTTGCTTGCATCACCGTGTCGAGGGCTTGCCCCATATCCGAGCGAGGCTTCTTGCCCTTGTCCTGGACCGCAGCCCTGGCCACCGTGTCCCGCATCTCAAAAAACTTGATGAGGTCACCACTGCACTCATGCAGGTCTTTCCCCATCTGAATCGCTTCTTGAACCCCTGCAATCGTGCTCTTTGCGATGGCAAACGCGGCGCTGATGGTAATCGGGTCAATCATTTCTTTTCAACCTTTTTCCATTCAAGGCATTGGGCCACCTGGTACTTGTACTCGGCGTCCCACCACCAGATCCATCTGACGCATCGGTACTCTGCCGTGTCTATCAGCAGAGCAACGATGATCGATGTCATTTGTCTACTTTGTTGTCCAGCTTGTCAAAGATCTTTCCCAGCATTTCTTTGATCTCGCGCATGTCGTCGCGATAGTCATCGCGTGTCACATACGTTTTAGGCAGCTCTTCACGCAACTTGGCCAGGTCCATTTTTAATTCCTTGACGGCCGCCCACAATTCGCGAGCAAACCAGCCAAGCACCGAAAAACCGATTGCCAGGGCCGAATCAATCAAATGCTGAAGTTCCATGAATTACTGCCTAAAAGTTGATGTGGTATTTTACGCGTTTGCCCAGGGCAGTGCTTGGCTTGATGGGCTCACAGGCGGAGTCACCATGCTGTCGATCTGGCCTTGCACACAGGCTTGTGCGCTGGTGATCTGTTCGGCTGGAATCCAGCCAATGACTTGAGCTTGAGTCAGGTCTGCGTAGGGTGTGAAGCCCGCGCCTTGGGTGATGGTGAACTGGCTGTTGCCATCGATGGAGGCGGTGTAGGTGTCCTGTACTCCAGTGACTTCCCACATAGCGTTGACGACTACATCCGTTTGGCCCTCAACTTGAGGAAGGGTATACATCGCTTTGATGGTTGTTGTAAAAGTTGTCATGATATTTCCTTTGTAAAAAATTAGTTCCAAGAGATTACGACACAAATGCCGTCAGCGCCAGCACCACCAGCACCAGAATTACCAACGGCGTCTGTGCAAGCACCGCCGCCACCACCACCAGCGCCGTACAAGGCTCCAGCACCACCAGCGCCGCCGCTACCCAACAATGAGGCATTACCGCCACCACCCCCGCCGCCGCCGTAAGGCTTGCTTGTTGTAGCGGCAGTTCCAGCACCGCCTGCTGCGCCATCAGTCAAGGATGCTGTGCCACCAGCAAAACCGCCGTTGATGTTTGTTGCGCCGTAGCCGCCATAACCTACAGAAGCACCTAAGGCATTGGCTGTTGTAAGCGAATTACCACCACCGCCAGAGCCTGGGCCAAATATACCGTACATACCACCTGTACCGTTAGCTACTGCACCACCTCCCGGCGTAGTAAAATTACCGCCGTTAGCGTAACCTGATGTACTCTGGATAACCATTGTAATTTCAGTTTGAGGCTTTCCCGTAGGAACAATAAATGATGCCGCAGTAGATCCACCACCACCAGCCCAACCACCATAAGAAGTAAGATAAGTTCCGAATGTGGTGTCATTGCCAACAGTACCATTGTTTCCGCTTGTACTATTTGTTACCTGTGAAGCACCACCAGCTCCGCCAGTGCCTACCGTTACTGTAACTGTTGAGGTTAAATCAGCAGCGTTTAGGGTCATGTCAATATAGTTACCTTTAAAGCCACCAGCACCGCCAGTACGCACAGAAGCCAATGCACCCTTACGGCCTGAACCTCCACCACCACCACCGCCAATTGCAATGACACGCACGTTGGTCACGCCTGTTGGCTTAGTCCATGTACCACCAGCGGTGAATGTCTGGACGTTGTAGACGTTGGAGGCAGTTGTTTGAGTGCTGCCGTCAGAAAAGCCAAGGCTACCGTTCAAATTGAACTTGCCTGTGTTGTCAAAGTAACCCAGTGGATTACCGTCCCCATCACTCAGAACAACATAGTTGCTGGCTGTGCGAATATCGAGGCCACCTTGGTTGCCTGTGTAGCGCCCAATGATGGTATTTTTGGCTCCAGTGGTAATTGCGCTTCCAGATTGATAACCCACAGCCGTGTTGCTGGCGGCTGTGGTGTTATTTGCAAGTGCGCCAGTTCCAAGAGCAGTGTTAAAACTACCTGTGGTGTTGTAGCGCAAAGCCGCATCAGTTGTACCTGTATGAATACCGCCAACAGCCACGTTACCATTACCAGTGGTATTGGCTTGCAGAACTTGAGCGCCTACCGCAGTAATTTGACCTGTTGTATTTGAAAGTCCTGCACTACCGCCGATAGCAGTTACGTTTGCAACGGTGGTGTTGTATGCAGCCTGATACCCAAACGCAGTGTTGTTGTTAGCCGTGCTGTTGGAGTAAAGAGCTTGGTTGCCAAAGGCTACGTTGTAGGAACCCGTGGTGTTAAGTGCAAGTGTGCCAGTTCCAAATGCACTGTTGTGTGAGCCTGTCGTGTTGTACCGCAAAGCAGCATCAATGGCCCCAGAAGCATACCCACCAAACGCATTGTTAGCTGAGCCTGTTGTGTTGGCATAAAGAGCAAAAGCGCCAAAAGCATTTGTGCCAATAGCTGAAGTGTTTGAGTATGCTGCCCCATAACCGACCGCAGTGTTTCCGGCAACTGTGTTGGCATATAGCGCTTGATAACCTACTGCCGTGCTGTTGCTGGCGGTGGTGTTTGTAATAAGAGCTTGGTCACCGATGGCAGTGTTGTAATTGCCGGTGGTGTTGTAGCGCAGAGCCGTGTAGCCCATTGCAGTCAAGCCGCTGCCAGTGGTGTTGGCAAGAGCAACAGCGCCGCCAAATGCGGAGTTCTCATTGCCTGTTGTATTTCCACCCAGAGCGTTTGTACCAAAAGCCGAGTTGTATCCAGCAGTCGTGTTTGCCCCAAGAGCTGACTTGCCGACCGCCACGTTGTTGCTTCCCGTGGTGTTGCTCTCTAAAGCCCCTTGACCAAACGCAGCAAGTTCTGATCCGGTAGTATTGGCCTTGAGTGCTTGGTAGCCAAACGCACTGTTGTTGCTGGCTGTGGTGTTGAGGCCCAAAGCACCGTTACCAACGGCAGTATTTTGACCGCCTGTTGTGTTGGTTTTTAAGGCAGAGTTTCCTGCACCG